TACATCTGGTTGAAGATTTAAAAATATATATGATTCTTCTACTGAATTATCACTACGTTGTCTAAACACAGCCAAAGCTCTGTTTAGTGCGGTTTCGTAATGGACGGGATCTAGCTCTACATCTACCATACCGTCGCCTAGCATAGTTCTGCAGTAATCGTAAACACCCTGTTTGATCTGGTTAGTTTGGCTCATACAACTATTTATCGTAGCGGTAAATATAAGACTATGCCAAGACTTTCGCTTTATCGCCCAGAAAAGGGCAACGATTACAAGTTTATCGATAAAAATATCTGGGAAATGTTCCAGGTCGGCGGTACTGATGTTTTCGTACACAAATATATAGGCCCAGGTACACCTGCCGAAGATACCCCATCAACGCCAAATTATGCTAGTAACAGTGTAAGTAACATCCAAGATCTATTATTTTTAGAAAACAGAGATAGAAAATATGATCCAGATATCTATGTGCTTAGGGGTGTTTATAACATACAAGATACCGATTTTAATCTAAGTCAATTTGGTTTATTTTTACAAAACGATACTATTTTTATAAGCTTTCATATCAATGATACTGTTGAAAAAATAGGCAGAAAATTAATAGCTGGGGACGTTATAGAATTGCCCCATCTTAAAGACCAGTTTGCTTTGAATGATTTTCAATTTTCTTTAAAAAGATTTTATGTGATTGAAGAGATTTCTAGAGCAGCTGAAGGTTTTTCAGTTACTTGGTACCCACATCTTTATCGAGCCAAATGTAAACCTTTAGTAGACAGCCAAGAATTTAAAGAGATATTAGATGGTCTAGCAGGTGAAGGCAGTGATCAGACTCTGAGAGATGTGATGAGCACCTATGAAAAAGAGATGCAGATCACCCAAGCAGTACTGAATCAAGCCGAATCAGATGCTCCTCGCAGCGGATACGATACCAACAGATTTTATCACATACAGAAAAACGATGACGGACGGACTGAATTGGTCAGCGTTGATACAACACAGATTGATGCTTCTAGAGAAACCCAAGCCACAGACGAGTATGGCAATTTACTGTTTGACGAAAATGGTGATCCGATATATGTAGGTGCTACAGCGTCTACATCAATACAAAGTCCGACCAGCGAAGGATACGACAGTTACTTGTTAGGTGACGGACTACCTCCTAACGGTGCTCCGTTTTCTGCAGGTGCTGGGTTCCCTGCTAATCCAGTCGAAGGACAGTTCTGTCTCAGATTAGATTTTATTCCTAAAAGGTTATTCCGTTTTAATGGAACAAGATGGATTAAATTTGAAGATCAGGTTCGAATGACTATGAGTAATCTTGGAGTCGATGATGTTCAAGAAAGCGGCGATATGTTTGAAGGCAAAGAAGCAAGATATACACAAAAAGCTGGATTTATTAATAATCAGAAAACTGATAGAATTAACGGTAAAACAGTTAAAGAAAAACAGAGTCTTAGCAAAGCTCTTAGACCTAAGGCAGATTCATAATGGATTATTTTTACGACGGCCAGATACGAAGATATGTAACACAGTTCTTGCGGGTGTTTATAGGTTTTAAATATAAAACTGGTGGTACTGTATCAGAAGAAAGACACATACCAGTGATGTATGGCGATATGACTAGACAGGTTGCGGGAATTATCAAAGATAATTCTGAAAATAAAATGTCTACTGTGCCTAAAGTAGCCTGCTATATATCGGGACTCGAACTAGACACTACTAGATTGGCAGATCCAACATTTGTTAGCAAAGTACAAATACGAGAGCGATCTTACGAATTTGACGCCGCAGGAGATCCAGTATACGGTGGCAACCAAGGAGGAAGTTACACTGTAGAACGTATAATGCCAACTCCGTTTAAATTGTCAATGAAGGCAGATATCTGGACCAGCAATACAGATCAAAAGCTACAGATATTAGAACAAATTTTAGTATTGTTTAATCCTAGTCTAGAAATACAGACCACGGATAATTACATTGATTGGACTAGTCTAAGCACCATTTATATCACTAACATAAATTTTAGTTCAAGGACCATACCTCAAGGTGCAGAATCTGAAATAGATATTTGCACACTAGAATTTGAAATGCCCGTATGGATTACTCCTCCGGCTAAGGTTAAGAAATTAGGCATAGTTAGAACTGTGATTTCTAATGTATTCTCAGAAAGTGGAGATGTATTAAGCTTGAACGACCTGTCATTTAATCTAGGAAATCGGGGAGCTGATATTTCTCTACGTCGAACTAATGATAATTACAGTGTTTTATTATTAAGTGCTAACAACTCCAACCTACCTAACTTGTATAACGTTTCAATATTAGATATAGATCAATTAGCAAATGTATTGAAAATACCTATAACTAACAAGTTAGGTAAAGAGATAGATTGGAACACAGTACTTGAACAACAAGGAGGCTATGTTTCTGGCCTCAGTAAAATACATTTCTTACAGCCTAGCGGTTACGAAGTCACAGGAACTTTCACAGTCAATGCAATCGATCCTACGTTTTTATCTGTTACTATTGACAGAGATACAGTGCCGTCAAACACATTACCTGCACTGACAGCTATTATTGATCCGTACAATTTTAATCCTAAAAAGACATTCAACGGTATAGGAAATATTCCTATTGGAACTAGGTACCTAATGTTAGACGCTGTAAATAGCAGTGTTAATCGAGGTCAATCAGGGTACGATGGTCCAGATGCGTGGAAAAATATCGACGGCAGTGATCCAGAAATATTAGAAAATTCTATCATTCAGTGGAACGGTGATCAATGGGTCACTGTGTTTACTCCTACTGAACAAAACGCTAATAATTATGTAACAAATCTAACCACAGGAATTCAATATAAGTGGGATGGTGATCAGTGGTTAAAGAGTTTTGAAGGTGAATACAATATCGGTTTCTGGAGATTTGATCTCGATGCTTAATAAGTATGACTATGCAACAGAGAGCAGGAATTCTTTTTTTAGCCAAAGACACTGGTAGAATATTATTAATCGACGAAGAAGGCAAGTGGACTGTGCCTACTTTTGGTAGAAAATCTAACCTTCTAGAAGATTCCCGAGATTTACTCACAAACTACTGCAAAGGTAGATTGTTGCCTATAGAATTATATCTCAGCGAGGATCGTGGTTTCGAATACGGAACATATGTTTGTTTGGTTGATAATGAATTCCTAACCACTGCTGCTGCTACAATATGTTGGGCACAGTTAAATTATTTGCCTAAAAATTTACACAGCGGACTTAAAACTACTTTGAGTAATCAGATCATAAGAACTAAAATAGAAACTATATTGGAGTTAGAATATGTTGTCAATGCTTAAGAATGAAAGATTTCAATCAGAATATAGAAGTTGGAGAATTAAAGTAGACGGTATGTCTGACTGCAATCAAAAAACTGAATTACTAGAATTACTAAACAAACTAGTAAACGAAGTTAAGAAGTTAGATACATTTCACGAAGAATTAGTAAGGTCCCATAGTCTGCCTATGGGACTCGACGAATCAAAATCTCGAATAGCAGAAATCCGTAAAAAAATCCAAAAACGAATAAACGATATTCGAGAATAATTAGGCCTGGGCTTCACCCCAACGAAGAATTAAATTACAATTCGTTGCTGATCCTGAAACTTTAAAGATATTAATAGCCAGTACGTCTGGGCCGTTAGGGAAGGTTCCTCTACCTCCAATAGCTGTGGTACCAAGTTCTTTCAGTGCCGATAAATCTAGGGTCGAAGTTTCTCCGGGATTAGCAATAAACGAAAATACCTGCTCTCCGGGCAAAGCAAACTCTGCACCAAATGCGAATGTAATAGTCGCGGCTGCGGCTGTCGATGATGTAGATGTCTGTGAAAATGTTGCTCTGTAAACAGTTGTTGCACCTAATGTTCTCGTAGTGACAGCACTGATAATCGTACCTGCTGGAAATTGCGTCACCGACGCATCCAATCTAGTACCAACTGTAGCACCGGACCCTGGGAATGTTGCAGACGTAAAGAACAAGTAGTTCACACCGCTATAACTTGCTGCTGTTTGATTAGCTGTTACTGTGGTACTGATGTTTGATCCGCCGGTCGATGTAGAACTTGCTTTGCCGCTCGTTTGAATTCTTGTATAAGCAGTGCCTGCCAATGTCACATAGCTACTAGATATACTCTCAACCCTGGTACTGGATAAATTAGCAGAACTTACAGTATCACCGACTGCTATTCCGCTAGAAGCAGCGACTGAGTTGGTTATCAAAAAATCTCGTTGTCCGCTTCTAAATGCACTGTTATAGTTACTGCTGATCTGATTAGTTACTGTTACTGAACCTTGACCAACTATATTCCCAGTCCAATTTCTACTCATGTAGATAATATAATAAGTGGAGCTGTATAAACTAATTTGGTTTATATTGGTATTGGCAGGAATATTTGTACCGGTTATTCCGTCGCCGACCAAGGGTTTGGTCGTAAATGCATTATAATCTGCAACAGTGATGAAGAAGTAACTTGTACCGCTATAGGCCGAATTGCCGCCAAATACGACTCTTGTGGTCATTGAGAATGTCACTAATGCCAAACCCTGTGCTGATACTGTGGTCGTAACTGCACCGGCAACTGTAGCAGTAGTTGTTGATCCAGAAGCACCCCAGCTAACAGAACCGCCCAATGCTATCTGTGCAAAACTAGGCTGTCCTCCTGCTGCTGCAGAATTTAGTCCGTTCCATTGAATGTTAGCTGGATTTGTTGGATAATTGTTAGGGTTTAAGATACCTTCAACGACTATCGCTCCGCCTCCAGATACTGTATCAGAAGTGATTGAGAGAGCATTGAGTAATAATTGAGCTCTGTTAAGTAATTCTCGTTCTCCAAGATCTCCGGTAACTGCATTAGAAACACTTGGTGCTAGTCTAATTAAGAATGCTGTACGTTTTGTAGTGCTTGCGCTAACACTTGTTGCAGCATAGTTAAAAATATAACCTCGATCTTCGTCGAAATTTCCATCTATCAAATATGCACTACCCCAGTGGCTGATAATAGGACTGGTTGTACAAGAAACAAGTACTACTCCTTGTTTAGCCACGTGACTGGCAGCTAGGCCTGCGGTATATGTTCTTGTTGCACCTGCTGCAAAATTGCTCAGAGAAGCCGAACGGGTGCAACCTGTTAGTTGATTTGTTGCGGCGGTTTTTCCCGAGTAAGATATTAATTCGTTGTCAACATATACGGTTCCGCTGGTAGGAAAATCTGATACATTGTCTAGTGTAATTGTAGTTTGAGCATCGTCTATAGAATTAGTCAATCTACTTCTTGCACCTTCGTTGGTAACTTCGTATCGAACAGGACCGTTACCTGTACGCATATATGCTTCTGTATTCCTATTATTACCTTTTAGTCTATGACAGAAAACATATTCGCCGCTGGGTCCTCTCAACATCCAATCAATAAAACCAGCACCGTACCAACTGTATTGGATGCCGATCATCTGCATTTTGGTTACATCTATGTTATAGCCGCTGGGTCCTGTACCATCACAGCGATCTAGATTCCAGTCATCCTGCGGAATTATAATATCTTCAATTTTGCAGACCTTTACTCCGGAAACGTTATTCACCCCTCTAAAATCTGGAGTGACTGTCATCACCGTGTTAGACGTAATATTAGCCACCACGTGTGTCATTCCACGGATGACAATTCTATCTCCTTCTTGCAATTGATCTAAAAATCTAGTATTTGTTCCTGTGACTGCATTACTGTCCGTATTCACAGATATTGTACCTGCTATTTGAAATGTTGAACTTCTTCTACCAACACTGAGTTTTTGACCATCATACTGGAAGAAAATTCCATTTTGATCATCGAACGGTCCTGACCTAACAGTTGCGCCATGCCAATTTACTAACGACATTTGACATTGACTGCCGATAGCACCTGTGGTGTCTCCTAGCGCAGTTTGGGCTACTATTCTAAAAGTTCTTTCATCTACGATTTCACTGACCTGATAATCGCCATTATAACCAGTCGTTTGTACACCCGATAATCTAATAGTAGAACCAGCCTGTAATCCGTGATCTACATCGTCAGTGACAATAGTAATCAACGATCCAGACGCCGTTGCAGCGGCTGTCACGGTCCTTACATCAAAACTAGGAGCGAATAAGGCACCTGTGTTATACATCGCGCCTTTACCAGATTGGTAACGAATATATTTTTTACTTTGACGAATAGCTTGGCCACCGTGTTGCGGTCCCCCTGTACCTAGCTGAACACCGCCGTCAAACGGTCTATGGGTAAAGAAGGTATCAGGTCGTACATAGACCACACCCTGTAACAATGTTGCTGTATCTACTGTACCAGAAGATCTAGCAGTATATCTTATGACATTTGTGGCTACTATTTCCTCGACTGCAAACGGACCAGATGCTAGAGCATGATTAGTTCCGGTTGATGTTATAGCTATATTTAAACCCATACCCGGAACAAATCCGTGATTTGAAGGAAATGCCACTTGAATTGTTGCAATAGACGAATAGTTAATTGTTGCCGCAGCTGATACTATTCCTGTTGTATTTTCCGATAACGTTACTGTGGCATAAACTGGGATTTGATCTCCTCTAGCTGCTGTGCCTGAAGTAATAGATGCCGCAGTAGGATAACCTCCAGGTGCTGATACCGAATCTATACGTAGTAACACATCATTGGCCGGGGTTGCGCCTTCTAGACTGGTTCCTGGGATTTTAAATTTATTACCGACATAGTATTTTGTACCAGCACTGCCGGGTGCTGCTGTAAGACTATAAAGTCCACCGGCTCTGGTTATGAACCAATTTCCACCGCCCGAACCTTTAGACGCATCACCATATGCTTCAATGTCGTTGAATGATCCGCTACCTGTACCTGTTCCCTGAACGATACTGGCTCCTGTTACTGCACCCCCCGATATTGAATCTATGTTAATATACAAATCATTGGCGGGGGTAGCACCGCCTAAAAAATCTCCGGTGATTAGAGCTGTATCTCCTACTGCCCAATCTGTACCACCGCCACTAGACCCAATACCGGCCACAGCATAAACGCCAGATGTTACTGTGATGTTAAAAAATGCATTCACTCCTGAACTATTTACAGGAGTAGCTGATCCGTTATATATACTGTTGTCTCCTGTATGTCCTACTGTAACTGCGCCGCTTAAATTCAAAGTTATACCGTCTATAGAGGTAATTTCTCGCAAGATATTAGGCGAAGCTTCATCGCCTAAGGCCATACCTGCCTGTAGACCACTTGTCTCTACTAAATCTACACTAGAAACTCCGCCACCATAGGTAGTGCGCACATATCTATAATCTACAATACCGTCAGAATTAGAAGGTCCAAACACACCAGCAATCTGTGTGCCGCTGGCGATGTTTGTCCCAGACAAAGGAGCTCCGATTGGAGGAGCCAGTCCAATAAATGCAAGAGTATTCTGTCCGCTTTCTGTTCGTAAAGCAGTGGTAAAGGACCCGCTGCTACCGTTGCTGTACACAGTAAATATTGGTTGTCCAACACTAGCTCCGGTATAGAATGCGGCTTGTCTTAGCTGAGATGTAGATGTTGCTAAAACTTGTCCGTTGCTTGTTCCTACCTTAGCTTTGGCATAATATGTGAATGTAGTACCGCTTGGAACAGAATAAATTATGAATGTGCCTTCTGCTCTTGCAAATCCTGTAATACTGGATGCTAACGCTCTGATACTGATAGCCTGTCCTGCTACCAGACCATGTGAGCTTACCGTTGTAACTGTTATTAAACTTCCGCCAATTCCGCTTGTGCCAGTTGATGCATCAGTTACTATGCTACTTACTGGAATATCGGTCGAACTGACTTCATAAGTAGCAGGATATCCTCGTTGAGTACCAATCGCCTGCCACTTTGTTGGCTGCAGACCGTATTCGAAGTCAGCGTCTAACATAGCCTGTGGCTGGGCTACTCGCATACGCTCAATAGCGTCTGTGCCAAAGTCATATGGTCTTACTTTGAGTTCTGTGTTTTCAAGGAAAATTTGTACACTGTCGGTACTAGACATATTCGATGTATCAAATTTGAATCGTATGATTGTTGTACCGTTGTTGACCTGCAGAGCATTGGGATACGCTGTGCTGTTACCTTCGTTGAATTCTACTGTGCCGCCTTTGGTAGGCTCGGCAAAATTGTAAATTACTACGTTGTCGGTTACATTAGATATTAGCAATATATCTTCTAATTCAATTTTACCTAAAACTTCTATTCTACCTAGTTGGATGTTTAAGACTGGCAGACTGGTTAGGCCGTTTTCAATAACGTCTTTGACATTAGTAAGCAGTGTCTGCACACGGGCATATGCACCTGCTTCTGTATTTTTAGTTCCGTCAATAACTTGTATTTCTATCCCTTGTTCTGGACTGGGGTCTGTTGTATTTGTTAGAATATAAGTGTTGATTAAATCTCTAGCGAATTCGTATGCTTCATATTCTGGAATTCTGTTACCATCAATCTGCGCCACAGTGCCGTCCCAGTATTGACTTGCTACATATCTTATATTTTCGTTACCACCGTATCGAAGATCATGTAAAAGTGCATCTATTACATAACCGCTGTCGCGTTCACATTTTACGGTGTTGAATGTGTAACCCACATACGAAGAATCTCCGGCAGTAACAAGATTTTGAATAAATCCTACAATTTCTTTTAAGATAAACTGTCGGTTTTGACTGATTAGACTGTAGGCATTAGGAAATAGATTTTCATCTAAACTAACGCCCGGAGTAAACACATAATTCTTAACTAATTTCTTTGCCATTTATTTTTCCTTATACTCCGAACGCTATCGAAAGCGCCAGTACCTGTGAATCTACATAAGATTTAGTAGCAGCATGAGATGCTAAAGTAGGAGCTGTAGATATATTTACATCTCCCCCTACTGTGATCTGTCCACCTACTCCAAGCCCTCCGGTAATCACCACTGCACCTGTACTAGCTGTGGTTGAGGCGGTTGAAGCTGTGAATTTATTTGTTGCACCAGCAGAATTTATTTGACCTGCAACACCTAGTCCACCTTGTACTAATACTGCTCCGGTGGTAGAACTTGTACTAGCAGTATTATTAGTAAACGTAGCTATGCCCGAGGCTACAAGTGTTACTAAATTAATAGTACTAGTACCGGGTGTAAATGTAAATGATGCGTTACCGCCAAATATACCGTTGTTATTGAATTGGATCTGTGTATTTGAACCGCCAACTGAGCTGCCGCCGCCACCACCGCTGCCTGCCCAAGTTAAATTGCCAGCACCGTCAGTTTGCAAGAATTGTCCTGGATCTCCGTCTTGAGTCGGTAAGACCCAAATTTTATTTGCAGTTAGATTTGTTGGTGCTTTAAAACCAACATAATTAGAATTGTCAGTGTCACTGAAACGTAACTCTGCTCTAGTTTTTAAATCTAAATATTCATCTTCTACAGTTACAGCACCGCCAACGAATAGATCATCAACTATGCCCACACCTCCAGCGACTCTCAAAGCTCCAGTAGTTGAACTTGTGCTGACAGTGGCGTTAGTTAAATTTATAGGATTAGGAACTGTTCCGCCACCGAAAGCACCTTGACTGATATTTTCCCACGTGCTTGTAGTAGAATTATAGGATAGTACCTGTGCATTTGTAGGAGAACTAATTGTTACATCATTTAGAGCATCAATTCCGTGATTACTGAGACTAGACACCGTGCCTGTGACGTTACCGGTAATAGTTCCGCTGACTGTGATATTTGTAAAGCTGGGACTCTGATTTGGAACTATTTCCCAGGCTGATCCGTTATAAATCCAATTGGTTGTTCCGTCTGTGTATGTTGTTACATTTGCAGTTGGATTATTAGGAAAATTAAGTGGCATGATTCATCCTATTTATATACCGGCAAATGATTTAACAGTTATAGTTCCAACCATGCCGCCGTGTATAGAACATTGATATCTATAATTTCCAGAAATACTATTTGGTACTTTCCAATACAGTGTTCCAGAAGTTTGACCTTGAGCTGCCGATCCAGTATTCACACTACCGCTGGTACTCACGTGTACTAGGCCAGTATTATAATTACTACCAGCACCGTCTTGTATTAAAAATGGATGACCTGCTACACTGAGATTGAAAGCTATGGTAGTTCCGCTGATTGCATATATGGTTGGGTTATCAGAAGCTCCGTATTGATCAAATCTGTAGGAAGATGCTCCGTTATTTGTTGTTGTTAACATTGTGATAGCTGGAAGATAAATTTTATCTACAGTCAACCCAGCAGAATCTGATAATCCAGTAAATGCTGTGGCTCCTGCTGTAACAGTGCTTGTGATAGTAATTGCGTCTGTGCTGGCATTGGTAGTAATAGAAATTCCGGTACCGGCTACTAACGTTAATGTATCTGTGCTGCTGTCAGCAACAACGTTAGACTGTCCTGCTACTGCGATTGTTTCAAAACTATTTGACGTAGCACCTCCTCCAGCAGCACTAATTGTTATTGTATCTGTAGAGGCGTTTGTGGTTATGGTTATATTTGATCCAGCAACCAACGTTAATGTATCTGTGCTACTATCAGCAACAACACTGGATTGTCCTGCTACTGCGATTGTTTCAAAACTATTTGAAGCAGCACCACCGCCACCTGTAGCGTCTGTATCGTTGATCCAAATACTGCCATTATATTTTAAAATTTGCCCGACTGTTGGAGAAGTAATAGTAACATCACTGAGTCCGTCAAGAGATATAGCGTTACTTGAAATCGTAATGGAATCGGCGCTGGCATTCGTAGATAAAGTTATATTTGATCCAGCTATGAGTGTCAAAGTATCGCTGGCGGTTTCTGCTACAACACTAGATTGTCCTGCAACCGCAATTGTAGAAAAATGGCTGATATCGCTGTAATTTGCCAGCGGAGTCCATTGTCCTGCGTGCGCAAAATACATTCTTCCTGTGTCGTGAACATGTGCAACCATTCCATGCCACGTACTAGGACTAACCTGATTTAAAGCCGTTAATGTATCAAAGTAAGCTCTTGTATAACTGACTGCTCCTGATGCTGTAATTGTTCCTGTGATATTTAAATTTGTTCCGTTCCATGTCAGTGCGCTGCCGGTATCAGATACGACACTGCCTGTTGTTGCATACCAAGCTAATCTATTAACTGTTCCAGAACTTACTCCACTACCGCCACCACCACCTCCACCGGTGTTTGTGATCGTGATTGTATCAGTTTCACTGTTCGTTGTAATCTGTATGCCTGGACCTGCTACTAAAGTTAAAGTATCAGACGACGTGTCTGCTACTATGTTTGATTGTCCAGCTATTTCAATAGTAGAAAATCCTAATATTGATGAACCCGCTACTGTGCTGCCCGCAGGCAGAACTACACTGGAGCCCGACGCAGTAATCACGGCAGATCCTAAATTGATCGAACTGCCGCTTAGATATAAATCTCTCCATCGAAAACTGTTACTGCCTAGATCATAAGCTATATTAGCATTTGGAATTAAACTGGCTGATAAATTTAATTTAGCAGGAGTAATTAAATTATTTGCAATCTGTCCCAAAGAAATAGTACCAGTTAAACCAGAAAAATCAGAAGCTCCGCCACCTCCACCACCACCGCCAACACTAGGAGTAGTAGGCTGTACCCATTGATTGCTGTCGCCGTCGTTGAAATATATGTAGATTTTTCCGTTGTTAGTGTTAAACCAAACTGTGCCCGGGTCAACATCAACGGGTGGCGTACTTGATGGGATTACTGTGCTAATTTGCGCTTCTAGATTTTCTAGATCAGCACGTAGCAATGCTATCCCGCCAAGATTAACACCGTCATATAACCGTAAACTATTGCTATCTTCGTCAAAAAAGATTTCGCCGCGAGAACCTGTTTTCCTATCTAGAAAATCAGCATCTCTAGGAATAATTCTGAAGTAATTTAATGCTGTCATACTGTTATTTATGCTAGCTTAGGTGTTGTGCATTTTGGCTATAAATACTTCTACCATGACAGTACTACCTATATTTGACAAGGACGGCATTACAAAACCATATTTTATACGAGCTTTGAAACTGCTATTGGAAAAATATCCTATAGAAATATCAACAGCCGATAACAAATTTGAAAAAATAAGAGAATTGTGGCTACAGGAATATAATTCTATATTAGTTGATAACGAAAATTCTTATTTTGATAGTATACATTTTGTTAATGCTATAGACGGTACAAAATTTAGTCTTTCTTTTAATTAATTTACTTTCATTGTAAAAACCGGAATTTCGATATTATAGTTTTTAACAATTTCCTGTATTTTTTCTGAAGATTCAGTACCGTAGAATTTTAAAAATCTCTTATCTTGATTTTTTACAAAAGGACGATCGATTATATAAAATTCACAAAATGGATTCCACGCTGCGTATACGCCTATAACTCCAGGATCATAGTAGATTTCTTCCCATATTTGTATATCATCAATATCAGGTGGATAAGATCCGGTCCAATCTTCTGAAGGCGGTGCTGATAAAAAATTTTTATCGTAGTTCCTCAGTTGCCAGCTGTCATTTTTAAGATCAATAGTTCTTATAAATTTAGCTACCATTGTATAACCACATCTCGTCGTCATCTACCCAAGATTTATAAAGACTGAGATCTATTCCTAATTCTTTAGCACGTTTATAAACTTTATTTTGTGCACCTGCACCGTAATAGGTTTCTATAACTTTATCGTTATATGGTTGACCTTGTAATAAAGGTAACCAACCCGTGGTAACCATATAGAATTCAGCAAATGGGCTATAGGCTGCATATACACCTATACCTTGCCCTGCTTCGTATAGTATTTCCCAAACATCTACATCTTCAATCCGCATTTCTCTAGCATAATCCCAATCTGCCGAAGGCGGAAGCCAGGGCGTAGATCTATCTAATTGATTTCTGTCAAATAATTCGTCCTGATCTCTAGGACCTAAAATGTTATATGTGGTTTTGAATAAAGGCATTACGGGAAAGGATATCTCACAATTACTATACCTGGGGACCCGTTACCTGCAGGGCCTGGCCCAGAGTTTCCGGATCCGGAAGTACCGCCTCCGCCACCTCCAAAGTTATTTCCTGCCCAAAAAGGTGCAGGAGTACCTGCTCTCGGACTATATGGACTGCCAGGTCCTGCTCCGGGTGCTCCTCCTCCAGGACCACCAGGACCACCAGCACCGATACGAGGGCCAGCACCGCCGCCGCCACCGCCACCGTAAGTTTGACTATTTCCTGGCCACGTTGTGCCAGGCCCACCAGCACCGCCAGAACTGGGACCAGGGTTACCAGCGCCACCAGCGCCACCACCTCCGCCACCGCGACCACTAGAACTACTGCTTTGTCCGTTGCCTCCTGGATTGCCTTCCCCGGGCGTTCCCGGAGTATTACTGCTGGTATTTACTCCGCCGCCACCACCGGATCCTCCTGGATTTCCGTTGGTAGTGTAAAATCCGCCACCACCACCACCAGTAGATGTAATTGGTCCTACTGCTGAATTGCCGCCATTTCCGCCGGGGCTGCTTGGTCCTCCGTAACTGCTAGGTGCGTGACCAGTGCCACCGCTGCCTACTTGCACAGGAGTCGTTCCTGTGGTTAACGTAAAGGTACCGGATCTGTAACCGCCTGCACCACCACCACCACCAGATCCTCCGTCATTACGCTCACCGCCACCGGCGGCACCACCTGCAACGCAAAGATATTCTACCGTCATTCCGCCACCAGCGCCTCCTGTCAAATGTAGATATTTTGGATCTTGCAGTTGTTTTAAGAATAATTGAGACTCGCCCACAGAAGTGAACATATGGATTTTATACCCGCCAGCGGTATAAACTTTATCACCGCCAGTTAATTCAAAACGAGGACGTTCTATTTTGAGTTGCTGTTCTCTAGCATGATTTCTACGAATAGTGGTAACAAAAGGCATTTTTTCCCCTTAAGAGACTTGTGTAATATTTAGCGATTTATTGTTTCAATATTTACCAATAATTTATTTTAAAAAATTAAATAGCTACTATTAGAGGACCTAAAATGACCCTGCAAGTAAATGGATTTTTTCCAGGAGAGCTTGAACCAAACACTGTAATTGGTGGCTGTATCGCTATTTATGAAAATGTTTGGCCTAATCCAGATGAAGCTATCAGATTAGTAGAAAACGAAGCAGCTAATCCTAGCTCGGGAGCATATTGGGAACAAGCAGCAACTATAGATAGCGGTGCTTATCAAGATTATAGAACAAATAAACTAATGGCTGTCAGTCATCTAGCTTACGTTGCCAACAATCCTGCTTTGCAAAATGTACACAATCAATTTTATATGCTGTTATTAGCTGCTTCTAATCCCTATTCTCGAAGATTTAGAATTAAAGAACAGTTGTTTCATGAACATTACCATATGTTAAAATATTCTACTGGCGAGGAATACAAACCGCATTATGACGGAGGGACTTCGATTGGACGATCAATCTCGGCCATATGTTATCTTAACAGCGATTACGAAGGTGGCGAATTAGAATTTCCAAATTTTAATTTTATGTTAAATCCCCAGCCAGGAATGTTAATATTATTTCCTTCTAATTATGCGTATGAACATATTGCACATCCTGTTAAATCAGGAACAAAATATGCCATGGTAACTTGGATCAAAGATAGGCAAATGTAATATGTATTTTCCTACAATATGCGTAGATAATTTTTATACTGAACCGAATAAAATAAGAGAATTTGCTCTTTCTCAAGAGTTTTCAGCGACTACACAAATTCCGTGGCCTGGCAAAAGAACCAGATCATTAGATATGTTGGACAGTTTTATATTTAAAAACTTTTGTGATAAATTGTTTTCATTGACATTTGATTTCAAAAAAACAAATAATTTGAAATATTCTGTAGAAACCTATTTCCAAATAATGGAACCAGATCAATATGCTGATATCAATGAAGGATGGGTACATTTAGATTACAAAACTTACGCAGGTGTGATTTATTTGACTCCGGATATGAGCTTGAACTGCGGAACATCCATTTACAGATCTAAAAATGGTCCAAGCGGTCCAATTAATATGAACGAAAAACAAGATATGTATCTTAATTTTGAATCATCTAAATCAAAATTTTATCAGCAGAAAATAAAAGAAAATAACGAATTGTTTGAAGAAACTATTAATTTCAAGAATATCTATAATCGTTTAGTTGCCTATGACGGTTTTCAATATCATGGGGTGCCTAGATTTATAGGCGATGATCAAAAACCAAGATTGACTCAGGTATTTTTTGTACATGAAATCAGTTCTGATTATTTTCCTATTCCTGCTTCTAGACAGGTATTATTATGAATTTTAAAAATTTCTTTATAAAAGAAAAAGAAATAGTCGTTGAATGTTTTACACATTTGAATTATGCCTATGATTATGCTAAAATAGATCAAGCATCTAAATATGTACCCGAGTGGTGGAAAAAAACACCCGGACAGCTTCCTGAGCTTACAAAAGGTGCCACAATTAAACATTGTACCGGATTTATTGATTACTACAAACGAGGTATAGTGATTCCTTCGTGGTTTGAAATGGAGTTAACAATCGCTCCTATCGGTGAACTTCCCGAATGGGAATGGCGATCATCTAATTCTGATCTAGATACCGGTCACTCTCACGTACAAAGACAGTTTGATGGGTTTTCGGGTCAACACGGACATAATATTAAATTGGTTTCACCGTGGGCTCTTAGAACCAAAGAAGAGATATATTTTACATGGACTGAACCTCTGTGGAATATGAACGAGTATAAAAACACTATTTCTATACTGCCTGCAGTGGTAAATTACAAATACAATCATGCTTCGGAAATAAATTTATTTGTAGAACAAAAGCCATATCGACAAAAATGTACAATACCAGCATTAAATCCATTGGTAATAATGCATCCACTTACCGAAAGACCAATTAAACTGGTTCATCATTTGGTTTCAAAAGACGATTATTTTAGATTGTTCGGATTAGACAGAATGATTATGCGAGATACTAGCTACGATTCATCGCAGATTTATAATAGAAAGAAAAAATTACATCAAAAAATTGAAGAACGAGATAAAGGATGTCCCTTTAGTAGTGGGAGAGTTTCTAATGAATAAAGATTATTTTTCTAAACACGGATATGTAATTATAAGATCTGCTATATCTCAAGAATTGAGAGATTTCATTACACAATATGCATTGTTTGATGAAATGCAAGATTTTACTCCTGAAAAAACACTCAGTGGTCCGGAAGGAGCACAGGTTGCAGAAGCACATTCTAAATACGGTGATCCAGCGATGGAATCTTTATTATTACATCTGCATCCATTGATGGAGGAAAATACCGGGTTATCTTTATATCCTACATATTCCTATTACAGAGTTTATAGAGACGGAGACGATCTTGAACCTCACGTTGATCGACCCAGTTGCGAAATTTCTGCCACTGTCTGTTTGAACTACAGTTACGACAATGAAAACTGTTGGCCGATATATATGGGCGGTGCTGAAGTAAAATTACATCCTGGAGATATGGTTATCTATAGAGGCTGTGATTTACAACATTGGCGAAACGAATTTAAGGTAGATCAATATACCTGGCAGGTACAAGCTTTTTTACATTACGTAAATGCACAAGGTCCTTATGCAGATTTTAAATTTGATAGGAGAGAATCTATTGGACTGTTGAAAGAACCAAAAACTAAAATTGCTCAGCCCGACTATAAAAATTATATTATACAAACAAAATGATAGAATCTTGGTTTCCAACCCTAATATATAATCATTGTATAGATTTTGAACATAATCAATATCTTAAAAATATTGCATTAGACATATACAATAATTCAAATAAAAAGCCCACAACCAAATGGGCTTGCGATACCTTCAACACTATAGGTTTTTTTGATCACAAAAATAACAATGATCCGATAGTGAATCAAATCGTTGATACTTTTAAGTCTAAAGTATACGAATTTAGTAGGGTTTACGGAATCACTTTACCAATAGAATTTTTACACTGCAAAGATTTTTGGTTCAATATAGCTGAACCAGGTGCTTATCAAGAATATCATCAGCACACTAGATCACATTTTAGTGTTAGCTACTACCTTGATGTTCCAGAAAATTGTGGAAAAATTAGATTTAGAAGCGTAGAAGCAATGACTGATATGTATACATTGCCTGTAGAATCTAAAAATGAAAATCTAGCCAGTTGGAAAACCTGTGCCTATGAGCCAGTTGAGAATTTATTGTTGATTTTTAGATCAAATTTGCCGCATATGGTTGAGAAAAATCTCAGCGAGCATAAACGAATCAGCATCAGTGCTAATTTTGAATTCGCATGATAGAACTAATACAATTTGAAAATTTTGGATTCTTAAAATGTAAGATACCATCTGATCTTTTAACAAAGCTTCGGCAAGAAGCTTTGCTCGACAGTGATCAAATACATCCAACTTCTATCGACGGTGTTGGAATACCAAAAACTATTAAGTTAGATCATAATCTAGCAGTCTTTAAATCTTTTGTGGCGGGCATAACTGCAGAATTTATAAGGGCTTTTCCTCGTTATGTAAAATCTTTTGATCATTTTACACATAACGTACCCTTGCATTATAACCAGCCTTGGTTTAATTTACAAAAAAAATATGAATTCATACCGAATCATTTTCACGAAGGCTTTATTAGCTATGCCTCTTGGATACAAGTTCCTTTTGATATAGACCAAGAACATTCAAAAGGAACAAATAATTACAGTGGATGTTTTGAATTTACCTATACCTCAGGACTAGGTAACATTATGATTGAACGTTTATACATTGATAAATCTTGGGAAGGTTATTTAATAATGTTTCCCAGTAAACTAATACACTGTGTTTACCCGTTTTATTCAAGCGACGATATTCGCATATCGCTGTCAGGGAATATTTTATTTGATACTGCTAAATGAATTATAAAATTATAGACAATGTTTTAGACGATGATGAATTCCATATAATTCAAAAAACATTATTGAGTGCTGACTTTCCTTGGTATTTAAATAACAGTAAAGTATTTTCAAATTCAACAGTACCAGAATTATATAATTTTCAATTCACACACACTTTTTATGATCAGTATAAAGTGCAAAGTAATCACATATATTTGCTAGATAAATTATTAAGTTACATTAATCCATCAGCTATAGTAAGAATAAAAGCTAATCTGCAACCAGTAACAAAAAATATCATAGTTTATGATATGCACAACGACCTTGAAAATTTTGACGGTGAGACTGCTGTTTTTTATGTAAATTCTAACAACGGGTATACTTTATTAGAAAATAATCAGCAGATAAGTTCTCAGGCAAATAGATTATTGCAGTTTTCTTCAGGATTAAAACACGCCGGAACTACTTGCACAGATCAAAAAGTTAGATGCGTAATAAATTTAAATTATTACAATTGGAAAAAATTACGGTAAAATTATTTTACTGTCGTCTTGTCTAGGTTCTTTGAACAACCACATATCTTGATTATCAACCCACTGTGGTTGCAGAGATATTGGCATTCCTAATTCTCTAGCTCGCTTGTAGGCTGCTTCCATAGATCCCGGGCCGTAAAAACATTCTACATTACTAGGGCTTTGAACAATCCATTCTCCGGTGATCATATAAAATTCAGCATAGGGTAAGTATGCGGCATAAAGGCCTATCCCGCTGGTCGCGTAATAAATTTGTTCCCAAATTTCAACATCTTCTATACGCATCTCTCTACCGTAATCCCAGTCTACCGTAGGTGGTGCATAGGGCACATCTTTATCCATCCAATTTTCGTTGAATAATTCTTCTTCCCAGGGTGTTTTAAAAATATTATAAGTAGTTTTAAAAATTGCCATATCAAGTAAATGGGTATCTAACTACTACTAGACCGTTTGATCCGTAGCCTGAACCGTTCCAACCTATGTTTGGCGACCAATAGCTGCCTGCACCGCCACCAGATCCAAAATTAGCCGAGTAAGCGTGTGTTACACCCCATCCTCCTCGAGGATCTTGAGAATATGAGTAATAACTATAACCCCAATTTGGACAACTGCCGTGGCCGCGGCCACCGCCGTGAGCTCCGTCGCCGCCTGTTTCGGAAGAGTTGCCTCCTCCTCCTCCCCCACCTGCTCGAGTGATTGCAGATCCTGTTATGGAACTAGAAGTTCCAAAACCTGCTTGGTGTAAAGGCCCCGGACTTCCTCCCTGAGTCGATGATCCGCCTCCACCTGCTCCTGACCAGTAAAATCCTCCTGGTGCTCCCGGTGTGCCTTGCCCGGGCGTTCCTGAACCAGCAGAATAACCAGCTCCCGACCCACCACCAGAGCCACCAGGTCGTCCAGCGATACCGCTGGTATAACTAGAACCTCCTCCGCCACCGGTAGAAGTAATTGAGCCCATAGTAGACGGGCCGCCGTTATTGCTACCACTGCTATATGATCCGATTGGAGGGCCGCCTGCGCCTACGTTAGTCGGTGTAGTTCCAGTGGTCAATGTAAGTGTGCCGGATCTATAACCGCCAGCGCCGCCACCGCCGTTACCGTTGGTCGAGTTACTACTACCACCAGAGCCGCCGCCCGCAATTACTAGGTATTCTATATTCATACCTGAGGCTGCTGTTGTCAAGGCTAATTCATTATTTTTATATTGATCTTTTAGCTTTACATTAAGTCCCGACTCTCCAACAGTAGTAAACACGTGGATTTTATATCCGCCAGCCGTATAGACTAGATCTCCTCCTGTAACTTCAAAAAGATCTTCTTTTTTAATGCCGATTGGCTGCTCTCGATTTACTTTGTTTCTTATTGAACTGATAAATGGCATTTTTATTCTCTCTTATGATGCGACCAGCGATGAACTGCCGACGCTGGTAAATTCGTGTCTACGGAAACCACCTGCTGTAGTTACAGATCCGCCTGTCACAGACAATGTTCCTGCAGTAGCGATATGAAATACTACCCAATTGTTAGTATCTCTTTTTCTTAGATATAATTCTTCGCTGGCTGCCATTGTACCAGTAGCTGTTAAAGTTACACCACCATCTCCTTGTAGAGTCACGTTTCCTGCACCTTGTCTGTACACCCAGATAACTGTACCGGTTGGAAATGCTACTGCGGCATTTGTTGGCACAGTCAAAGTAGCTGTAGTAGAATTATTCATATTGATAACTCCGCCTGCATCGGTCAACTGCATAGTATAACTGGCAGTCTGTACATTTTCTGGTCGTAGACTGTTTGCTTTTCCATTGACCTGCAATGCAGTAATTGTCAGTGTCCCAGTGCTGGGCTGAAACGTTAATTTTGTACTCGAAACTCTTGCTGCTGTTAGATTTCCTGTAGTAGCTGTTCCTAATATAACATAATTAGTTCCAGAATCACTGGTATTATCCGTGATAGTTGCGCCTGTAGTAGCAAATGATAGTGTGCCTGAACCGTTGGTAACCAACGATTGACCGTTAGAACCATCAACTGCAGGCAACGTCCAAATTAAATTTGTGGATACTGTGGCAGGTGCTTGAAATCCCACATAATTAGAGTTATCTGCATCACCAAATCTCAAATCTGATTGACTTGTTAACTGAGCATCGGCGGCAATCAAAAATCGGCCGGTGCCTAAAGGATCAACTGTAATATCTAAATCTTGCGCGGTGCTGATAACCGCAGTAGGCTGTATTTGTAGTGCTCCTATGCTAGGTTCACCTACTGCACCAGCTGTGAGTTTTCTTGCCATATCTAATTTCTCCTATTACGCAGTAGATGTTTCGATACCGTAGCAAACTGCAGATACACCAGTTCCGCTTGATCTTACCACGATGTATTTTCCATTGGTTACATCAAGAACTAAGCCCGTTCTTTCCAATACACCCTTAGCAGATAAACTTGTGTCATATTCCACATATTCTGCATCAGTAGGTGTTGTATTTGTGCTCACTGCTATTCTAACAGTCACTGGACTGCTGCTTCTATTACAAAGACTTACTGTTGCCACTGTAAAAGTATTTACAGGCACCGTATACAAAGTTGTATTTGTTGCTGCGGATAAGTCTAGTGCGCCTAATCTTCCTGTTGCCATAATTTATTCTCCGTTATTATTTAGTTTAAAAAGTAATTCCAGGCCATTGGATATCCTGTAACTCCACCTCTAAATTCAAACACTGCTTTCATTTTGATGCTAGCACCAGTTATGTTTGTAATTTGATTAGAATCTATCTTAATTGATCCTGCGGTAACGCTATTTACGTTCAAAGCAGCACCACCACCACCAATTTGTGCAGCAATATAGGCTTTAATCGCACGTTGAGTCGGTACTACAGTATCCGAATCAGCAGTAAAGAACGGATCTGTTGAGAATTCAGTGATCGTTGCAGAACCGCCACCTAATGTAACTTCACCGAGATTAAGTTCTTGTAGACCTGAAATATTAAATGCATCTGCATTCAATGTTGCAACACCTGTACTCTGTTCAATGCTGAATAGGCCACCAACTCTAAAGTTACCGTCTTGGTCGGTTGATGTGTAGAACACACGACCGCCGTCGCTCTCTACCGTTTCATTGGCCGGTATAGTAGTTTGTGTAGCGGTTCCTGGATAATTTGTTTCTACAACATTACCAGTTCCTATGTCTAAGAAATCGTGACCTGTTAAACGTACTTGACTATATCTAATACGTGTGGTAATATCTTCTAAATGTTCTGGTGCTTCACTGATTGTAAATGATGGACTTATTTGGAAGAAGCAGGTATATGCTCCGTCAAAACTTCCCAAGAATGTAAACACGTTTACTAATTTAAAAGTTCTATCTGGTAAATGGTCGAACACAACGTTTGAACCAGGAACTGGTTGTTCTGTTAATCTTCTTACAGCAACAAAACTACCGCTTTGATAGATATCTGCATAGCCATCACCTGTGTCAATCTCAGCAGATCCAGTTGAATAACCGGTACCTCTATTTGTATAGGTAGGTTGTGATAACACTCCTTTGCCTTTTCTTACAGATGTAGGTGCTTCGTAGATATTGTTTGGATCTGTAATTGTAACTGTTGGTGCTGTATCATAACCAGAGCCAGGTTCGGTCATTCTTATAGCAAACACTTTTTCGTCTGCTACATAAGCTCTAGCTTTTGCTGTAGCTCCACCTCTGATTCTTACCACGTGATTACCGCTGTCTTTGATTATAGCTACCCAGTAACCGGTTCTATGCGGACTACCAAATGCTACTGCACCATAACCGCTGAGAGCATTATCAAGGCCGCCATTAGGTAGTCCCCTAACAGTCCAATTTAATCCGTTTTCAGAAGTTGCAACATAACTATAGTCTTCTACACTGGCAATGTATGCTGTGGCCATAAACAGTCCTTGACCGTATCTAACTTCTTGATATCCTGCTACAGTAGATCCGTCTGCAGATCCTAATGTCATGGCAGTCCAAGTTGTACCGTTTATACTATATGCTCCAGAATTGCTGTCTGTAGCCACTGCAACAAAAATATTGTTACCGAACGCGACAGAATTCCAAGCAACAGATGCTGGTAAAGTTCTAGCAGTCCATGTCACGCCATCCGGACTACTAGCTGCTGCTGTACTACCTGTTCTAACTGTAACAAACAAACCTTTACCGTAGGTTATCTCTGTAGCTGCTCCTGTATTGGTTCCTGTAATATCCCACACAACACCGTCTAATGAAACTGCCACGGTACTGTTAGAACTGTTTACAGCTACGAATCTATCATTACCAAACACAACAGATGTCCAGTTTGTGCTGGTTGGCATAGTTGTTGCAGTCCAGGTTATACCGTCGTCACTATAAGCTGCTGCATCAGATCCTGTGCGTATAGCAACAAATCTTGATTGTTGAAGAACACTAGATCCGTCTTCGATAAGACCGTGTGCTAATGCTGTCCAGTTACCGGACGACGGTAATGTCATCGCTGTCCAGGTCGAACCGTTGTCAGAATATGCACCTGCTGTAGTACCTCCTGTGCGTAAAGCTACAAATCTACCACCGCATCCAGATCCTTCTGTATCAAATGCTAAAATTGCACCTGAAGTAGAAACAGCAGTAATAGTTATAACCAGATCATTGGTACTAGAAAGTCCGCCAAGATTAGTTCCTGCTATAGTGATTGTTTCTAAACGCTCGTAACCCGATCCAGCTGTTTGAATATATGTTGTATATTTCCAACCGTTTCTTACCACAGTAAAATTAGCACCTGTACCCGATCCTGTATATGTACCGTATTGAGAAGTGTAAGATGCTGTAGTTGATCCAAAAATAACATTAGACCAAACACCGGATGAACTCATAGTGCCTGCTACATTAGTAAATGTAGGTGCTGTAAAACTAACAGCTGGTTCTATAGTATAGGTAGTAGATGCATCAGGAGTAGCGATTGCTGTACCTGAAATCATATGATCCCAACCAGATGCTCCTGTTGTTTCTTTTACCACACTGGCTATTTTTGTTCCGCTGTTATAAGCACTGATAATTCCAAACTGGCCTACTCCTGTACCTCCTGTGAGATAAATCTTCATTCCTACATAAGCAGAGCTGGTTTCTGAGTCGGTCGCTGCTAAAGTTAACGAAGTAGTCGAACCTGTCTGGGCTGTATTGGAATTTGTGATATATCCAAATCCGCCAAAATTACCTGATGCTTCTGGGGCATTGGTACTGTCATCAACCAAATCTAATAATCTTACTGTAAAAACTCCATCATCTCTGAATTCGTTCTGCAGCACGTTTGCACCGGCGCCACCGCCAGTAATAGTCCAGGTAGCTTCTGTATAATCTATACCTGCATTATCAAATTCTAGTTGATAAATTGCTTCTGTATCAGTAAATACCGATCCTACCACAGCATCAAATTGGAATCTGTTATCAACCGTAGCTGTATTTGGTGTTTCAGTTACATCGTATCCTTCTGCTACTGCACCAAAATCTCCATATGAGCAGTTACCGTTGGTGCCTCTAATTCTGCCGCCGCCGGTTGATAGATAACCAACGTGAGCATAATAAGTGAACACAGATACTAGTTCTGCGCGGCCGTTGTTAGCCACCCAAGCACCGATACCATCACTTATTACCTGTGTAAAATCATTTGATACTATTGAATCGTTACCACCGTTGTGTAATGCTCCGTCAATTTTTTGACCAATGGCCGCAGTACCAAATGTAGAAACTCCTTGTACATAGGGCGAACGAGTATTAATCCAAGTTCTAAAATCGTCAGGACCCCATCCTGGATCAAGTGAACAATAAGCACCTGCACTTACTCTAGAAGTTCCGTATTCGTTCGGAGCTAATAAATCTCCGGTCAACCCTTCTAGAGTCATATCTCTAACACCAGTATTGTCTCTTAGATAGAACATATCCTCTTCCAAGCTACCTAGAACAGAGTTAGCATATAATCTAGCAGCCATTCTTGACTTATAGTTGCCTGGATATTTAAGATCATACTTTAACGCATCAATGTATCTGTTAACATCACGTTCGCACAATGCTGAATCATAATATAAACTAACTGTGAAAGAACCAGATGCACTAGATAATGTTAGTGCAGTATTGCTATCTCTAGTTGAGGATACTTTAAATGTAGTTGAACTAACAACATTCTGTACGTAATAGGTAGTGTTTGTAGCTAGCCCGCCTACAGGTGTACCAGTAAATCTTATCGCAGTATTACGCTGCATCCAACTTGTGCTGCTAACTGTAATTAAATTAGTAGTTGCTGCTGTCGCACTGGCTGTTGTTGTATAGGTAGAACTTATGTATGCAGACAGTTCGTTGACAATATAAGATCTATTTCTTTCTAATTGTAACAGTGCGTAGTCTGCTGATCGTAATCCTGTTGCGCAAGATGAACCCTCGTCAGTAGCTCCAAAAATTATGTCGTCTAACAAAGTCATCAGTGTTTCAATTCTACTTTGAGCGGTAGCATCACCCCCAACATTAGATTTAGCCTGTGTTTTAACGTAACTAAAAGCTGCTCTTGTTGCTGCCTTTTGGTTATTCTCAAAAACATCGCTAGCACTTGATCTCAAATATGCGTATGCTGCTTTCAAAGTTTGGAAATTGCTGTTGAACATAAAATCGTATCCAACAGCATCTAAGATTATTCTAGCATCACGTTGACATTTTGCACTGTTATAACTTAAAGAGCCATAATTTGCAGTGATGTACGCTGTCATATCTGTGACAATGGTCGAAACTGCTGCACTTAAAGTAGTATAAGCATTGATCAGAGCTGTGGTGGTAGTCACTGCATTTGTAGCTGCAGGTCTGTCTTCGGTATCTAATACTATACTCAGACCTGTTCCGTTGGTAACAGTTATTGCAGATCCTGCATAACTTGTAGCAAGTCTAAATGCAGTTGAAGTTAGTCCTGCTGAAATCACATAATATCTAACGTCAACTGTTACACCGTTAGCCGTTGTTCTAGGTACTACAAGATCACCTGCGGCTAATCCGTGAGCTGCGCTGGTATTAAAAGTATTTGTACCGGTAATTGAAGATACTGTAACACTTGGTCGGCCAGTAGTTGATCCTGCGGCAAGGATAGCGGTGATAATATCTATGTTACCACCAACAAAACTATTCGCTGCAGAACCACCGGTTAGATTTGTAGTATCAGTCCACTGAGTGCTGACATTACCAGAAGAAGCAGTTACCGAAGTATTGGCAATAATCTGCTGCATCACCGTTTTTAAACGTCCATATGCTGCTATTGTTGCTGTTACCTCAGTCGAATCAATCATCAGATTTGATCCAGCTCCATCATAATAGGCTAGGCCTGCATTTAGTGTTTGAGTAGACCCGCTGTAGGTTAGATCATAGATCATTGCATCTACGATATATCCAACATCTCGTTTACAGGCAGTTCTACTGTATTTTATTGTTGGATAATTTGTAGTGATATAAGCAATTATTTCAGCTTTGATAAATTCTTTATTTTCTTTTAATAAAGTTCTGGCATCACCGTAACCTGCAAGATATGCAGAATTGTATCCTGTTGGATCAGCACTAGATGCAAGATTCATTGTACCTACGCTGAAATCAATACGGTGCTGCATCATTCTTACTAGACGTTTGATATCAGTTTCTTCTACAGTGCTTGCATATGGAAATGCTACATCTTGTGTGCTGGTATTTCCTGCTGATTCTGTGACATTTGAGCCAAGAATGATCTGTCCCAGAACAGTTTCTAATCTTGTTAGTGTTTCTACGCTATACTTAGAATCTGATCTATTTGTTAAACTTCCTGCAGGACCAGCATTGGTTGAACGTAGCTCGTCTCCAAGCAGTGCGGTTTGTTCTGGAACAATAATAGGTAATGTTTCTCTATATGTTCCTGTGGCGATTCTTATTAGATTATTAGGACTGTCTCTTTCAGGAATGTTAGTTGCTACACCTGCTGTAATTGCATCAGTAACTATTTCTACTAGATCAGTAACTGTGGCCATAACATCTTCGGATGTATAATCGGTATCAATAAATTGGCCAACTACTGCTGTAGAATTGTCTCCGTTCAGTGTTTGATAATTTACTGCTGGTGCTTGATTATCTAGAACTGATTCAACAACTGTAAGAAAATATGTATATGCCGCGACTGATTCATCTGATTCTGCTGCTAGGCCTGCTCCTCCGTAAGGCATATTCTCAGACTCTGTTAGTCCTCCTACAAATGCATTAGCAGCACCTCGTGTTCTTACATTACCACCGTGACCTAGATCGTAGATCAAAGCATCTATGATAAAACCAACATCTCTTTCACACTTGTATTCGTCGTAGTCAAAAGATGTAATAAAAGGTGTGATATTATTTGTTATTTGATATTGAATCCATTCTGTAACTTCTTTCTGTATAAATGCGCGATTCATTTCTAACAGATATTTTGCATTTGGATTCCTAGGTCCGTTTTCTACCTGTTCGCAGGCATACCTAATTGTTTTCCATGGTTTATCAAAGCTTCTGCCCCAAATAGGCGCTGGTAAGTCTACACCATTAGGTGCTACAAAATATTCAAAATCCTGCGCACCTAATGAAACCCATTCAGGAATCTCGTCACCTGCTCTTAATACCTGTCCTTCTAGACCTATTGGCAATCTTGTTGGACCATTATTTCCGTAATAAACCAAATCACCTTTGGTGGTCAATACTGCGGTATCAGATCCTACTGCAAATAAATTCCAATAAGTACCGGTAACATCTTGATCAGGTCTGCTGTCTGCAGCGCCGCCACCTGCTGGTCTAATTGTTGAGCCGTCATCACTTTCTGATCTGTGAGCCAGCACACAGACATATGTATTGCTATTGTATCTTACAATATCTCCTAGTACATAATCAGCATCATCGATCCAACTTCCTTTCCAATCAAATCCACCACTTAATTTTGTCCAGTAAGAACTGTTAGGTGGCTTAGGTGCTACGGTTACTGTCATAGATCCAGTAGCAGTTGATGGAACGAATGCTGTGCCTCCTGGTTGTGTGCTGATAGTAAATTCAGCTCCGCCAGGAATAGTTCTAATATAATAATTTGTATCAGAACTTACATTTCCAAAAGTTGTTCCGCTGAATTTCACTGACATTCCTACAACCATATTGGCTGTAGAAGTAACTGTGAACAGACCTGTACCAGCGTTTGAAGCTGTACCTGTAGTTACGATAGAAGGAGAATCTGCGGTGGCAAGATATGTATATCCGCCCAGTCTTGCAACTTCACCTACCTTATAAGAAGTGGTATTGACCCAATCACTGACAAAACTAAATCCTTTGCTGAACAAACTCCAATTAGATGTGCTGGTTGATGGAACTTCATTAGAATGATTTAGTAAAGCTACGTATTGATTTCCACCGTATCTTACAATATCTCCCGGTTGATAAAGTGTAGAACTATTCCAAGCATCTTCAAATGTAAAACCACCGACTAACTGAGTCCAATTTGCAGAATCTGTGGCAAACAATGCAGATGCAGTATGATATACAGTACAGATCCATAGTCCGCCACCGTATTTTACTACATCATTTACTTTATATCTTGCCGAAACAGTCCAAGATCCCTTGTAATCTAAACCTGCATTAAATGTATCCCATTTACTTTGATCTGCTTCTAGGCCTAACGCTGTTGTCGCAGCAGAAGTATGTCCTTGATTACAAACATATGTGATTCCACCGTAGCTTACAAGATCATTTACTTTATATCTAATTAGAGCGTTCCAAGATCCTTTCCAATCAAAACCTTCTAAGAATAAAGTCCATTTACCTTGATCATTTTCTAAACCGGATGCTAGAGTTGCAGCAGAAGTGTGACTATCATTACAAACATAGAGATATCCTCCATATTTGACAATGTCATTTAATTTGTAGAAAGTGGAAATTGACCAATCGCCTTTCCATTCTTGTCCATCCGACATTAGATTCCATTTAGTGGGACTATATTCTAGATCCGTATTAAAATCAGCAGCTGCCGTATGACCTACCGCACAAATATATGTTTTTCCGCCGTATCTAACAACGTCATCAATATAGTATGTTGTAGCGGTCGTCCAAGGACCTTTCCATACAAATCTAATTCTACCTAGTTTAAATTCTGCCATTTTGCACTCCGTATCGTATATTTATTTCATTATTGATTGAAAGATTTGTAGAACATTGCCTGCGCTACAATACTGCCGCTTACTCCAACAGTTTCTACTGTAGACTCAAAATCTGCTCTAACAGGAATAATAATTTTTTGTGTTAATGTATGGTTTATTAAATCAGGACCAACTCTTACAAAACCAGCAATAAAGCTAGATGTTGAAATTTCTGATCCGCCTACTGTTAATCTGTTATTCAAATAAGCAGCAATAGCTTTCTGTGTAGGAACTATGTTGTTTGAATCAGCGGTAAACAGTGCATCAGTTGAAAATTCTCTAATAACAACTCCCGATCCGCCTAATCTTACCCCGCCAATTCTCAGTTCTGTTAAACCTGACAGATCAAAGAAATCAGCACTGATTGTTACAATACCTGTTGCTTGTTCTACAGCAAACAATTCACCTGCTCTAAAGTTACCGCTTTGATCCGTGCTGGTATAGAATACCCTACCACCAGATTCCTCATAAACTTCATTTTCTGGAGTAGGTTGGTAAACACCGGTCGCATAAATTTCAGGATAATTAGTTTGTTCAAAATTTCCAGTACCAACATCTAAGAAATCGTGTCCGGTAATTCTTACCTGACTGTATCTGATTCGTATAGTTCCCGAAGTACCATGCGTAAAATAATCTCTTATTTTAATATTAGGTGTTAATCTTAACGTAGCACTAAGTCCGCCATTAATTGCACCAAGTTCTTCAACATCAACTAACTGATAAACTTGAGTATTGCCTGTAAACTGCACCTGAGCTCCAGGTTTTGGATAGAAACCTAGTCCATCAACTGTTACAAATTTACCCACAGGATATACATCAGCATAACCGTTACCGGATATAGTTACAGTTGTACTAGAAGTCCTATATCCAGAACCACGATTAATCCATTCAGGATTAGTTAATACACCGTCTCCTAATCTAACTTCTAGAACTGCATCGCTGGTCGAACTAGGATCTGTTATTGTATAAGTTGGTGGTTCTCTATAACCGGATCCTGTATCCCAAAATTTTACTTTTGAAATTATACCTGATCTTACTTCGACTCTGCCTAAGGCACGCTTTCCGGTTCTAATTCTTTGGAAATTAGCATTATTGTCTGCTACAGCTACCCATAAAGGTGTATTAGCTCCTGTACTTGAATCGTCCAATTCTATATAGGGATTGCCTAATGCAACAGAAGTATAGACTGCAGATGTTGCAAGAGTTCTACCTGTCCAATTTATTCCGTCTGGGCTCGTTGCTGAATATGTTGTTAAATCTGCTGTAGGGTCTCCGCCTACTACTCTATTACCTGTACTGCCCACAGCAAAGAATATTCCCTGTCCATATCTTACTCTAGTCCAGCTATGAGGTGTTGATCCGTCCTGCTTAGGCATAGTTGATGCATACCAGGTAATTCCGTCAAAGCTATATGCACAATCTCCTTGAGATGACACAGTAATCCATCTATTATTGCCGTAGGCCACAGACACCCAATCTCGCTGACTGCTGTCTGTTACGACATCCATGACTGTGCCTGACCAATTTATTCCGTCATCACTGTAAGCAGCTACGTTGTTAGAATTAGCAATAGCTACCCAACGGCCTTTACCATAGGCTAGATCTATCCATTGATTTTCTGTAGAATCACCAATTACTGGCATACTAGAAGAAATCCAAGTTTGGCCGTTTAAAGAATATGCTGAACTGTTTAGATCTTCAGCAACTGCAACAAATTTTCCTCCACCATATGCCACCGCTGTCCAATTTCTAGACGCTGGCATAGTACGAGCAGTCCAAGTTATTCCGTCGAATGAACTTGAACATTGGTTACTGCCGTATCTTATAGCTACGAATCTATTATTACCTGCTGCTACTCCTATCCAATCACCGCTACTGGGCATGTTGAATGAAACCCAGTCTAGTGCATTGGCTGAATAGACACCAGCACTTCCGCCTAACGCTACTGCCACAAACTTACCGCTATGTCCAGTTCCTTCGTAGGTAAAAGAAATTATTGAATTAGTACTGTCTTCACTTGTACCTGTTACAGTAATTGTAATATCGTTGATACCTATTTGGCCGCCTATCGAATTTCCTTCTATGGTTATTGTATCACCTACAGAATATCCTGCACCTGCATTAACCAATGTTACTGAATATTCTCTTCCTACTTGATTAACATTAAAAGTTGCAGTAGCCGCAGGAACATCAATTGTCTGTCCTGATCCACTATCTCCAACTACGTTAGTAAATGATTGAGTAAGTTCACCGTAACAGATATCACTCCAAAAAGTATTAACGGTGGTATTAACTGCTGCTACTGAAAAATCTGGCTCACTAAAAGTGATTCTTGGTTCTATTCTATATCTTGTCGTGGTGTCGATAGGGTTAGCGATCTCTTTTCCTGCTATCACATGATCCCAACCTGGAGTATCATCGGATTCTTTTGATACTGAAACTACCTTAGATGTGGTATTGTAAGCAGTAACATATCCATATTGTCCTGTGCCTGTGCCGCTAACAATAATAATTCGTTTTCCTAAATAATCTGTTTGTAAATTTATGTCAGAAGCAGAAATGGTGATAGATGTTAGATCACCGTTGGGAGTGGTATGAACCTGAGCATTACCTTGAATAACACTGTAACCACCGCCACCTATTATTTCTGACGCCGGTGTTGTTGAAGTATCAATAGGACGAGCTTCAAAAATAGCTTGATCTCTAAAATCTTCAAAACTTACCGATGCATTTATTCCAGCTGAAGTAAATGTTGCACCGGCCTGAGTATATCTTTCTCCTGCATTATAAAATTCTAATATTTGTATTTCGTCAACAAATTCGCCGGCAAATGCATTTGCCACTATTGCTTGATTATTCCTTGCATTAACTGTGATTGTTTCAGGAGTTTCGGTCGAATCATTGCCGTCAGCAATCGCACCGTAATTTCCATACGAACAATTTCCGTTGGTGCCTCTTATGATTCCACCATTTTCAGCCAGGTATCCGATTGTACAATAATATGTAAACACTGAAACTAATTCTGCTCTACCATTATTTTGAACCAACGCTCCGATTCCGTCACTAAGCACCTGTGTAAAGTCATTGGAAACCATTGAACGATTTCCACCGTTATGCAATGCTCCGTTGATCTTTTGTCCTGTGCAAGCAGTGCCAATATTTGTTACGCCTTGGATATAAGGTGATCTGGTAGTGATCCAAACATTTTGATCGTTTGGTCCCCACCCTGGATCTAATCCAACAAATGTTCCTCCTGTCGGTCTTCTATAAAGGTCAAATACCGTAGGTGGATTTAAAATTCCTTCCAATCCTTTAAGAGTACAATCTCTTAGTCCGGTAGCATCTCTCATATAGAACATGTCTTCTGAAGAACTACCTTCGACTGCGCTAACGTAGCCTCTTGCTTCTCTTAGTGTTTTATAATTTCCCGTATATTTGATATCATAAACAAAACTATCAATAATCCTAGGTAATATTTGTCTGTAGTAAGATTCGGGTACTGTATACAATGGATATGTTAATTGTAAAAATTTAACAATTTCTTCAATACAGAAAGCCTTGTTAGCAGCTAGTACCAAAGCTGCGTTTAAATATTCTTGATCTGTGGTTATGCTGTTTGAACCGCTGACATTTGGGGTGCTGCCTGTCCCTGCAATATGATAATCGATATATTGATTAAATGATGTAATCAAAGATTGCACTGATAGTGCAGGAGCTTCACCTGTTTCCTGACCTGTATCTAATCCTAATGTTACCGGATTCAAAGTGTTTGTATTTGTTTTAGCGGGATTAAGTGTAGTCTGTGCTAACAAAGTCTGTATAATATTAGATAATCTTGTTAGTCCAGCTTTGAAATATATTCTGTCAGTGGCCAATGCCGGATCAGCATCTGCTGCTATTATTACTGTTGATCTTAATTCAGATCCTAATACCACTGTTCTTTTAGGCACAACTATCGGTAAAATTTCTTCAAACACTCCTGTGCCAACATTGATAGTTGTAAAACCAGAAAAACCGTCGTCGGCTCTATAACAGGCATAGCGTACAGTTCTCCAAGGAGATGACAAAATAGTTCCTCTTAAAGGATCGTCACCGTCATCAACACCGTCTTTGCCTACAAAAAATACTCGAGCTATAGTACCAAATACTCTATACTCAGTGCTGTTATCGCTATTAACGCTTAATAACTCTCCTTGATTACCAAGTTCAATATTTGTTACACCAAAAGTACTGGTATCTCCTGCTAGACTTCTTGATAAATCATAGGTAAGCAAGTCACCTAACTGTCTTAGACCTACGTTAGGTCCTGCGCTTTGTATTAATATATCCCAATAGATAAATCCCGATCCACTGTCACCAGGATAGTTTTGATCCGATGCTAGATGTTCAAAGTTACACTTGTAAACGTCACCGATAAAAGTAACTAGATCTCCTGCAGCATAAGTTTGACCTTCAGTCCAGGCTCCCCTAGCATTTTGTCCTATATCTAATACTTCCCAATTACTAGTGTCTAGATAATCTACAGAGCTTCCGTCAGCGGTTGTATCTAACAAAGCCACATATAAGATTCCGCCTCTGCGCACTACATCGCCGGTTTTATAAGTATTAGTAGAACTCCATAGTCCTCTGAAATTATAATTCTCAGATAATTTCTGCCAATACGGATCATTGGTTTCTGCTTGATAAGATGATAGATATGGATTTTGTCCGTAACTTGATCTCAGTGCTGAATAGGTAAAGCCTCCGTGCCTAACCACACTACCAATACCGTAATAAGTTGAATTATTCCATTCGCCGTTAAATTCAGCACCTAATAATTCTATTTCCCATTTTGTAGCGTCAAATTCAGATGATGAAGTATAACCTTCTAAACAAATTAATAATGTACCATCACGAAGCACAATGTCGTTTGGCTTATATCTTGTACTTACAGTATAATCACCTTTAAACTCAATACCTACAAAATGTGTTGCCCAGTTACTGCTGTCAAATTCTAATCCGTTAGTAGTAGTGGTTGAAGTATGTTCAATTGTGCATTTATAGACATTACCGCCGTAGCGTACAACATCATTGACTCCGTATCTGGTCAGTGCCTGCCAGTTTTGTCTGTAATTATAACCAGCTGCATAAACAGTAACGTCTGCGATGTTAGAATTAAATAACGCACCGGAAGTAAAACTGTTAACTATTAAGTAGAGATTACCTGCATATTTTATAATATCTCCTGGATTATATAATGTGGCAGCTGCCCAATTACCTCTGTAGAGGTATCCGTCAGTCATTTTTCTCCAGGCTGGTGTAAAATCAGTATCACTAGGATTGGCTAGAAATGTTTGATCGGAAGCAAAAATACCTGCTGTATGCTGTCTCATACAGACCCAACTAGCTCCGCCATATCTTACTATGTCGTCTTTATTATAGACTGTGGTAGTAGTCCAATTGTTTCTCCAGGTATATCTAATCCTGCTGATCTTAAATTCTGCCATTTTTTACCCCGTTAACTTGAATGTCCTGTTGGATATGTATAATTTTGATTTATTCTTTGCACTAATTGACCTGATGCATTCACATAATAAAGAATAGGTCGATTATCCCATCTATATTGGGTCCAAATTAAATTATCATAGACAGCATTATGCGCTTCATTTATACCATCAAAAAAGTCTATGCCTGGCTCAAAATCTTCAAAATTTTCTGATGGGATTCCAGGCTCATTTAATTCTATACTATCTTTATCTTTTAACTGGTCGCTGCGAATTAAGAAAATTTCGCCATCGTCATTTCTTCTAATAAGATATAAAAATCTAGGACTATCTCCTAGTAATTCTTGTGGTGTTACGCCTAAATAATAATTTGCAGACATAAATTTTCCTATTATGATATTTCTACATAGCTGACTGTAGCATCTACACTATCAGAAGTATCGGTTACGATTCTAACACCTGTGTTTTCAGGTAAAATTAATTTTTCACCTTGTGTTATTAACTTTACCGAAGTATTAGGAGGTATTGTAAGACCTCTGATATAGTGTGCAACTGTTGTGTCAGCTCCAACAACAAAAACATCAGCTATAACAGTGTCGTAGTCTGTAACGTTAGATAAATTACATCCTATAACTGTGGCGCGAACACCGGCACCTATAGTTACCACATCTGTTGGAACTGTTCCTATTTGAGTAACTAATGAATGTTTAAAAATTGTTGGCATTTCTTTATCCTAAAATTAATGCATAAGCAGCGGCAATATCTGCTGCACCTGCTGCACTTACCGCGCCCGCTGATCCTGCTGGGCTCGCCCAGGCAGCACCGTCCCATACTTCTAATGCTAGGGACGATATGTTAAATCTTGTCATTCCTAATACAGCATAAGCGGTTGGACGTTGAGCATTATCGCCCCTGGGAGGAACAAAACCGTTAGTTCCTGCTAATTTAAAATATCCCGTACCACTTTGAACTATCTGTGTGATAGCTCCGCTGACTACATTGGTTATAGTATTGTCTACTATTTTAAAATTTGCTAGTCGAACACCGCCTGATCCATTGCCGTCAATTATAATGTCTTGCCCAGTAGTTGTAGTAATCTCATTATCACGAAACATGAGATTACCTACATCAAGAGTGCTTACCGCAAGATTGTCTGTGACTACATTACCGATATAAGCACTCTTCCACCTAAACGCAGAAGATCCTAAGTCGTAGGTATTATCTGCCTGAGGAATCAAATCACTTTGAATGCTTGCGTTGATTGTTATTGTATCTGCAAGACTATCGCCAATGATAAGATTACCATTGAGCTGTATGTTACCGACAGCAGAAATATCACCGGACACTGCAAGATTTCCAGTGATATTGGTTGTTGATTGAATGTTAACTGTTCCGCTGCCGTTTGGTTGAAGTTCTATAGATGCATTTGAATTAAAAGTAGAAATTATATTTCCCGAAATTTCAATTTCGTCTACTTGTAATTTTGAATGATAGATTGTTGCTTGTCCGCCGGACGGACTAAAACTTATAGTATTTAAATCACTTTGTATAGTGTTTCCGTAGATACTTAATGTACCTACATCAACTTGATTATCAACGACTAAATTTGTTGTATGAGTAGTTCCGCTTACTTGTAGATCAGAATCTGGCGCGGCAGTGTTCACTCCGACCCTGAGATTGTTTACATCAAGATAAAGTAGGTCCGTCTCAAAAGCCAGATCAACCCCGTCACGAGTAAGATTCGACTTCAGGAGCGGTCCAGAAATACGACCAATGGCCATGCGTTCTCCTCATACCCCGTGTTTCACGGTTAACCACCTTTCATTGCGGGTTTACCACAGTTTAACCATACGAGGATTGGTCGTCCACGTAATCAGTAGTATTTAGTCTGATTGGAAATTAACCAAGTATGATGGTATAGATATGGCCCAGGTCTTCCATATCTGTTACAGAAACGCCACCGCCGCCGGCGCCAATTGAAGGGGTCCAAACAGTACCGTCAAAGCATTCTAAATAGTTTCTATCAGTATTCCATCTAGTTTCAGCTAATTCTGGAGTTAACCGTCTTTCTGCGTCAGTACCTGCTGGTACTACCATTGCATTATTACCTGTGAAATTAGTATAACCCGTTCCGGTAGATCCTAGAGAAATAGCTGTATTGTTTAGATTAGTTATATCACTGTCTTGCCATTTAGTTCGTTCAATATAAACAATGCCTGTATCTGGTAATATTTCTATATCGTCGTTAGATTGCAGTGCAGATATCGTATTTGTTAATCCATTTAATCTTGTTTGACTGCTAATATCTACTATATCCGGATACCAAAAATTTACTTTGGTTTCATCAGTAAACCATAATTGGCTCCAGCGTCTTGGAGATGAATCTCCGGTATCCTCGCCCAGTGACCAGATAAGATCTTGTCCGGGAATAATGTCTTGAGTGAAATCAGGAGCAACTGTTACTGTGTCAACAATATTATCTCCTATGATTAGATTACCGCCTAAAATAATATTCTGTGGTGTGGTAATATTTCCTGAAACATTTAGATTACCTAAAATATTAGTGTCAGCAACTATTTGTGTTGAACCAGATCCGTTTGGATCTATGACAATATTACTGTTGTTTGAGGAAAAAATACTATTTCCGTCAAACACTAGATTATTAGTGGCTACACGATCGTGAAATATCGTTGCGCTTCCTGTATTAGTTCTTAGATTAATTGGGCCTGTTGAAGTTGTAAATGTAGAAGAACTATTAATTATAATATTTGCTACATTTGCAGCGGTGTCTACAATTATATCAGTGGTGTGAACATCGTTGTTTATATCTAGATCGTAGACAGAAGAAGGATTTTTCTTAATTCCTATACTGTCGTCATTGACATCTATGTATAGTAAGGTAGTTTCGAAGGCTAGATCTACGCCGTTTCTCAACAGGTTCGCTTCTAATAAAGGTCCTGTTATTCTACCTAGCTGAGGCATGATTAGTTTCCGAAGTTATAGAAAACCGTTACATACTTATTGAGAGGAACAGTTCCTAAAGGGCTAGCGCCAAAATCTAGATAATACCCTGCAGGATAGCTTCCTGCGCCACCGTAGAAAGCGGCCGAAGGAACACCTGCTGGGTTTTGTACCAATGTCCAATTATCGCTGTAAATTTGTATTACATTTTCAACTAAAACGATTAACGGATAAGTGTAAAGTCCTGTGCCGGCACTACCTCCCGCTACTAATGTTGGAGGAGACCAATTCACACCAAGATTTTGCAAAGGACCAAAATATTGTTCTACACCGTCTCCAGGACCTATGGTTTGTTTTATAACTGTGCCGCCGCCGGCAGCTCTTACTGCTTCCCAAACACCAGCAATAAGACATTCTAATTGATTAAGTGTAAGATTATAACGTATTAGTCCGTCTGCATATTCCGAACTTGACGAAACTCCGGATGCTGGATATCTTACTCCGGAAGTCTGCGGACGCTGGGCCGTAGTACCTTGAGGCAGTCTCAATCCTCCGGTAAGGTCCATAACAGCACGACCATATTGATTGGTAAACAGTGTTTGATCTCTCACACTGAATTTTCCGAGATGTTTTTGTTTTAGAAATTTCATACTTCTAATGAACTCACAGTTGCAGTCAACAAACAACGTATAGCTGTTCCGTCACCGGATCCTGCTGCACCGGCAGTAAAAGTATCTCCTACTGTAGGGGATCCTCCTCCCCAAGATCTTTGAGTAGAAGTTGGGGCGACAACGTTCCAATTTGTTGTAGTGCCTAATGTTAAAATTTTATAATTTGCTCCGACCACAAACGATCCAGCAGTTTCTGTGCCGCCCGTTGTGCAACTTACATGAATAGAATCGTTGTTATCTAAAACTATTCGTTCTTCTGAAAAGAAAAATGTTTCTCCTGCTGGAATGATTAAATTACTTGCTACTAAATTATATGTACCTGGAGTTGTATAACCTGCTTTTGAACTATCTACAATATAGATATTAACTGTAGATTGATTAACTGTTTCATCTGTAAGATTAACTGTTCCTGTATTACATAAAATTATTGTTGTGACTGCACGTCTTTCTGCAGTTCCGCCAGTAGCACCGGTATCAGTAGCTTTAAAAATTTGATATGCATCAGTTAGTGCGGTTGAAAATACTGGTGTGTTTGTTATCATAATTCTCTCTTATTTAAAATAGCATGCTCCAAACTAGAGATCTACGTCTACTCATTAATTCATCACGGTTATCAGCTGAGGTTACAAAAAATATTCCAGAATTACCAGTTTCTTCTGTACCTGTGTATAGCAAAGTTGAACCTGCATTATAAGTAGGTCCTGAACCAGTGCCGTGTGCATCGTTTTCTATTTCTAAAGCATATTCTAAAATAACTTTTCCGGATCCCGGAGTACTTAATCTAATAGGTTGCCCGCTTAATCCAAACCCAGTGCTTATTACAGTGTCTTGGATTTCTAATCCTTGTATTGCTGTTCGATCGTTATAAAAAAATGTATTTTGAACTCCGTCTACGAACACACCTATAGTGCTTTCATTAACATTAGATACTGTTTCAAAATTAAAATACTGTATAGATCCGGGATTGGTTATATCATCAGGAACATCGGAGTCTGCAATAATTATTCTTGTGTCAGTAGCAGTAGAATCTCCCACACCCGGTGATCTAATCTGAAATGTGGGATTATTTTGAATAGCATCATCTACATATTTTTTATTAGGTACATCGTCGTCGTCAGTGACTAAATTCTCATACGGTGAATTTCCAGTGGCCACTCCGTCGTCATCAATTTCTCTGTTTCCTACATTAACAACACCGCTGCCGTTTCTAATTAAAATCAAATCTGGCTGTGTTGAATCGGTGTAAATTCTTCTCAGTTTTAAATTACTATTTTCAAAACTCAAAGGATTTGGAACACTGCCGTTGGCGATGATCCAAGATTCGATAGATTCATCAAATAAAAATGCTGCTCTAGGAACCTGCGAAGAATCTACGTAACTTCCTCTATCAATTTCAATACCTGAATATTGTAAGCTAACACCTGGACCAGTTTCTCCGTAATTTAAAATTATAATATTGTCATTAACATTTAAATTTTCAGCACTAACCGTGAGAGTGTCACCTTCGACTACAAGGTCCCCTGTTACTCTAACCTGGCCTGTAAGACCAGGATCTAATGTTATCTTAGATCCTTCTTTGGTCTTAATATTATAGTCGCCGTTTACCTGAAGAAACTGTCCCATCGTATTTCCTAGATTACATTGTTGCAGTGATCGGTGTTAATACGATATAGTCTGCAGACGAATCATTTTCTAGATACCAGTTGTATTTGGTTTGATCGTGATTATTTGCATCGTTTGAATCTTCACCTCTCCAGAATCCATTACTTAGATCTGGGCTAGAAGGAAAACCGTAAGCGATTCTTCTTGTGAGTTTAGCAATAGGTACTAATCCCTGATCTAACAAGCCAGTAGTAGATCCTTGGATTCGCATTTCTCCATCTGCGTTAGGAGTAGTATTAACTAGTTTACAAACTTTGTAATTGGCCGGTGTTGAAATTTGTCCAATACGGCAAACAACAAAACTGCTGGCACCTCGTTGTTTAATAATCACACCATCTGTTTGGTTGGTAGAACCATCCCAAAACTCGCAAGTAATACCTGTTGCACTTGCCGGAGTACCGATAACATCAGTACCATATACATCTTTTTTCAGTGGACGTCCCATTTGTTTTCTCCTTGTGTTGACGTTCTAGGTCTACGCGGTGGGTACCGCATAAGTCCGAATCATACGGCACTTACCTTATGATATTTTATTTATCCTCTACTCATTAGAGCCATTAGCTCTAGTTTTTCTACTGTTAATAAAATTCTGTTAATCTCTTCAATTTCTTTTTGTGCATCTTCAAGATATTTTTTGCTTTTAGTTTGTCTGTAATTTACGCCTGCTATGCTATAATTCTGTATATGATTTTCTATAATGTGTTCAATTTGATTAACGTCATGCGCAAACATCGAAAACCGTTTACGCCAAATTCTAAGCTGTTCTCTTAACTGCGGAAAATCCTTTTCTGATTCTATCTGCATAACTCAGATATTTACGCCAAACAAAAAGGCTCCGAAGAGCCTTTTTGATTTACTAGAAAATTTACTATTAAGCAAATTTTAGGTTAGCTGTAGTTACAGCAACCTTGCCTAGATAGTCAGCAGCGTTACCTAGAGATGATGCTGTGTTTGTTAACTCAACATATCCATAACGTGTCATGAAGCTAACTACTGGCTCAAATGTGCTAGGATCTAGAACAACACCACTGCTCATCAATGGAATGTATGGGCAATAGAATGCTGCTGCGTCAGATTCGCTAGAACCTTTGTAGCCAACTAAAACATCATCAGATGTTGCATAGCCGTTAACATAGATCTTCATTGCGCTGTTCAATGTACCAACAAACTTGGTGTTTGTAGGTGCTTCAAATGTGCCTTCTGTGGTTCTTGCGAATGCAGAAGTTGTTGCGCTTTGTAGCAATGTTAGAACTGTTGGAGATACAACAGCCCAGTTACCAGCACCACGACGTGTACGCTGAGCGATCAAGTTTGCAACACGATTGATCTGAACAGCTAAAGCAGCGTGTTCGTCACCAACGAATGTAGCAGTACCAGAAACTGCGTTTTGGTCATAGGTTAGTACTGTACCAGCCAATGAATTCAATGATCCAAGAACTTCTTGATCGATTTCAGCAGTGATTTCTTGAGCAAGAGCTGCCATGATTTCTGCTTCGATATCGATACCTTGTTGAGCTTGTGCATCTTGTGCAGCTTCGAAAGTCCAGCGAGCTGATAACTTACGAGTTTTAGCTTCAACAGTTTGTTTCAAGATTTGAATGCTCATTCTGTTTCCAGCTACACCTTCTAAAGCGGCTGTAGCAGCAGCTTTGTCGTTAGCAGCAGAACCAGAATAACCTTCTGCAATCTTGAATGGGCTTAGTGCCTCTTCACCAGCGGTTACATCAGTACCCGATGTGCTGTTAAAGCTATCTGCATAGCGAACACGTAAGGTATGGATCTGACCAACTGGTCCAGTCATTGGCTGTACGCCAACTAATTCATTAGCGATGACCGTAGGCATCACACGTCTGATCACTGGAAGGATCACACGATTTAGGGTTGCAACGTTACCGGCGGATGTAGCACCAGAGGTAGCACTTTCTGCGAGATACTTGCGGGTATTCTCTAGAGTAGTTGCCATCACTGTACGCTTAGTACCTTGTAGGCCTTCAAGTAGTGCCTCTTTGGTTTCCGACCAGCGTGACTCGAGTAGTTGTGACATTATAGTTCTCCTTAAACTTTAAGTCCCGCAAGCCTGCGGATGTCAAAAATTTCAGCGGTTTTTTCCTCTCCGCCGATAGCTTGTGCCTGTGCTTTATCGCCTGTGATTTCTTTGCCTTCTGATAGTACTTTCTTCGCCGGTGCACCTGTGCCGTTCATTACAGCTGGTAGGTACTTGTCGAAAGCTGTACGTAGCTTTTCAGTTTGAACTGATTCTAATAGACTGCTCATGACTTCCTTCTTATCGCCTGCTAAAGGATTTAACAACTCGCTCATTAATTCTTTACGAGTAGCTGAATCTTTAGCAATACGTAATTGAGATTCTTTGCTTTCTACTAGTTGTTGTGTTTCTGCAACAATTTTAGCTGCTTCTTCTAGCTCTGCTTCTTTTTGTTTTACAACTTGAAGAAGTTTTGCAGTTTCAGATTTCTCATTTAAGTGAGATGCAGCATATTCGCTGGCGAAACTTTCAAAAATTCTGCGACCAAAGTCATTCTTACGAGCAGCTTCGATGTCTTCGCGTAGCTGTGTCATTTCAGAACGTAGGCCTTTCGACACTGTTTCTTCAATGATTTTAGCTGAACGTGCAATAAAATCTTTTTTCATTGCTTCAAATTTTACCTTGCTTTCGCGAACCAATTTAACTTTGGTTTCAGCTAGGTCTTTTTTGTCGCTGTGGAATTCTGCGATTTCTTTCGCTAGGGCATCCACGATAAAAGATTCTAATTTAGCAACATTAGATGCTACCTGCTTGCGATCTTCGTGTAATTCGCTCAATTCTTTCTTAAGATTATTCAAGACAAATGATTCCATTGCTTTGGAATCGTCTTTCATTTTCTTGTGATATTTTGCACGGGCTTCAATTAGGCCTTGACGATCTTCTGCAAGTTCGCCTAGTTCTGCTTGTAGTCTGTCGGATAGCATGGCTTCAACAGCCTCTACCATTGCAGACTTGTCGTGCTCATATTTCTGAGCGAACTCTTCACGTAGTTCAGCAGTGACTTGATCACGGTTTTCTTGAATTCTGCTTTGCCAAGCATTTTCAATTTCCGATTTGATCTCTTCGGAAATCACATTGTTTTCAAACAACTGTTTTACTATATCTAACATGTGATTCTCCTCTGTTATTTGAGTCCAGAGATAATTCTCTTGAGACTCTCTGCTAGGTATTTCTGTGCCTTAAGATCGCCTTTGACTTCTTGTGCTATTCTAAATGCCTGATATCCACCTGTATTATTCATAAGGTGTTCATAAACTGGTGTAGGATAAGCTCCCGGGGCGCTGGGTTGTGCAACAACGTCCACTGTAATAATTTCAAAACCTTGGACATTACCGCTGCCGTCAACTTCGCCACTGCCCCTGCTTGAAACTCCTAGTTTCACTCCCGACTCCAACATAGTCTGTACTAGTTGACCCATTGGAGTAGGGAGGATTTTAAGTTTTCCGTAGCCGTTAGGACCGTCCATCCACATCTTGGTAATCATGTGACTAACACGATCAAGATTGATTTTCAAATCCTGAGGATGATCAACTTCTCCAAGAACTGAGTAGCCGCCAGAGATCTGTTCGTTGAGCGTTTTGACAGCCCTGCCAATTTCCTGAGAAGAATAAACACGTTGATTTGCATTACGGATGTCTCCTTGGATGCAAATCCCGTTTAAGTGCAGCGACTTTTTACCGTCACTGCTCTCATCTCGCTCCAAGACAATCTTAGCCTGGTCAAAACTCAAATGTTCTGATAGAGTAGTTTTCACCTATATAGTCCTATTATCTACGACCACGGAAAAGGCTTTGCTTGTTGTCTGCTGATTCAGCAGAACCTTTTTTCTCAGCACCATGTCCTGGCTCTTTTTTGCTGAACGCATTGCCAGCTTTGCCGCCTGGAACATTGATGTTGCCAGCATTATCTTCTTTTGGTGAACCTTTTAAAAGACCGTTACCTTTCAGTGCACCTGTTTCGGAACCAGATGCGCCATCACGACCGCTTAGAATGTTTGCAGTTGTGCCGCCCATATCGTTCTTCATATTGTCTACAATAGATTTTGTGTTGTCAGCTTTTTCAGCAGCACCTTTCTTTTCAGCACCGTGTCCAGCTGGAACTTTTTCTACATACTCGCGAACTGTTTCTAGATCAAACTCGTCTTTCATTTCTTCGTCGCCGCCCATTTCGTCGCCGCCTTTGAGTTCATCAAACTTGGCTTGTAGTTCGTCAACGATAGCGTCTAGATCTTGGAAAAGTTCTTCTTCGCTTTTTTCACCCTCGTCACCTTCATCGTCGCCCATTTCTAGGTCGCCTTCTAGGTCGTCGGTTGGATCTCCGCCCATATCGCCCATATCATCATCAGCTTCGATAGCGATATCTTCAAATTCTTCGTCTACTTTTTCGTCGTCTTCATCTTCTTCTTTGTGACTAGCTTCGTCGACTTCTTCGTCATCTTCGTCTTCATCTGAAGCTTCTTCTAGTTCGTCCTCGATAAGACTTTCATAAATTTCACGAGATTTCGCTACTACGTACTCGTGGAAAAGTTCTTCTGCTTTGGCTTGATCATCGTTGACCAAGCTCTCGAGCATTTGCTCAAGTGTGGTTTTATCTGCCATAATTTATTCTCCTTGAATTGACAAAAGGCTGTAGTTTTATTTAACACGCAGATAATATTCAGGCGTTAAATGGTAGTTTTTTGAAGGATTTGGTCGCTGTAAATACTGCCCGGAAATCTTTTTTCAAAATCAGCGAATGATAGATGTTTTAGATTATATATTTCTTTACTTAGTTTTTCCGGAATGTAATTTTGTGAAGGATCTATTACTCTGTAATAGGTAATATTACGGAATTCTTTTATTACTTTTTCTGTCTGACTTGCCCAATTTCCGTGGAATGTAGCAGAATCTTGGCTCTTTTTATAGTTGAATGTATCAGCATATACATTGTTAAATTTGCCGTTTATACCGGTATAATCAAAACCAAAGATGTATATTTCTCTGTATCCGTGTGTGGATGCAAACCACAATGCAGTTGGTCCTGAGCTCCACCCTTTATGCGGACTGAAAAAATTTAAACCGTGTTTTGAGCTGATTCCTTTGTTAGGATTTGTCCAAACCTGATGATTTTTGTGATAGCCTGCAGACACTATTTCGTTGACCATTTTAACATCAACGGCTATTAGATAGTGGGGTTCAAATTCTCTATATTGGGCGTTGCACCCGTAGACTGTTCCGCTTTTTAGTAAAAAATTAGGATCTACTTTTAATCTGCTAACACCGTTACCTAGAACGAATGCAGGAGTATTATTGGGCTGGTTGTTCTGCTTCAACTGGAGTTCCGTACATTTGTTTGATAAATTCTAACTCTGACTCTTTTTCAAATTCGTGAGCTTCGCTCTGCATTCTAAGCTGATTGATTTGTCTTAGAGTTAGACGTATTTTTCTTGTATCATCTTTTTCTAAAATACTGCTGTCTCGTTCGTTAGAATAACGACGATCTACAGAAAAATCGTTGGTGTTATCGTTGAAATATAAAAATTCTAATAGAAGCATCTTGTATTTATTAAATTTCTGCTGCAGGTGCTGCTGGTTCTTCAGCCGGAGCTTCTGCTGCTGCGGCCATGTCCGGAGATGCTTCTGCTGTTTGTCCTTCGGCAGCTGATTGTAGGCCGCCGCCTGAAATTCCTATAGACCTCATTTCACCTGCGGCATCTAATGCTGGTTTTAATTTACCACTGTTTTCTTCTTTCCATAGTATTTCGTTTTCAACGATTTCTTCTTGTGTTAAACCTAGGAAACGTTTTAATCCGAAACGTTTACTGATATAAGGAATCTGTGTTAACTGTGCATAGGTCGCTACTCTAGCTGTATCCAATTCTGATTGTCTGTAGGCCGCAAAGTTCTGTGGGGTATTAAATTTTAATTCAAATAATCCCGGATCGATATTAATACCGCTGTCATTCAACCAAGTTTTAAATTCTTGATCAAAAGTTTCTCCAATCATAGATTGCAGGCGTTTACAATATTCATTAAATCTCAATTCTTGAATATATGCTGTACCAACTTTACCGTCCGCTACATTATTTGGTTGCTCATCAATAGCTGTAGGTAGATAAGAACTTGGAATTCTTAAAGCGCGGAATAGTTTATTAGTAAAATAACGTAAATCTGTGATCTCACCAAGATTAGTTCCGCCCGGCAAGGTTTCAACTTTTGAACCCCGACCTTCTGCTGTTTGTGGGAAAAAATAATCTTCAGATACAGATAATGGATTATAACTGGCATCCATTACATTCGCGCCTCCGCCTGTGGCACTAGGGATGCGACGTTGTTGAATTTCATTTTTAACACGCTCAACAAAACTCATAGCCATGTGAGCTGGCATATTACCTACGTCGACATAAAAAATTCTACGTTCTGGAGCACGTTGGATACGATAGATAATGATTGCATCTTCCAACAATTCTTTTTGTTTATAAACTTTGAATACCGATTCTAACAACGAATTACCAAAAGGATAGTTATTATCCAATCCTTCACTTAGGCTAATGTGTACAACATTTTTAGCATCGATAGTTACTTCGTTAGCTTGATTACTAAATCTTGTACCTGGAGGTTGTGCTGCTGAGCCAACCATTCCACGACCAAATCCCCCGCCTGAAGTATATGAACTTGTACCGCTAGGTGCTGTGTTTGTAGTACCGTGGGGAGTTACTGCGATTAACTCTTTGAAATTAAAATTGATATCTCGAACAACATATTGTTCAGGAATCTTACCTTCTGACTCGTTTACGATAATCTTAGAAACTTTAGCAGCATCTACAAATAACCATTTTTTGGTTTCAGGATCTCTTACAAAAAAACAGTCTCCGTATTTGAAAGCATTTCTAACTATACGGAAAATTCTAGTTTCAAATTGCTGTAACTTGCTCCATTTTTGAAGACTTTCTTTCAATAACTTCGTTTCAGTGGTTGTTGCTCTACCTCTGAAAAAGCAATGAAATGGGGTAGCATTTTCTTTGTCTTTCTGTGTGCAGAATTCTGCTAGAATATCTAGGGCCGCATTGACTTCTGAATCCATATCCATTGTGTCGTATTGCATATAACGTTCAACGCGATTAGGAGCTCCGGCATATACATCTGGTAAAAATGAACTGTAGTTTGCTCGAGCCGGACCCGGACGACCTTTGCCTCCTAAAGGACTCATTGATCTAGATTCGTTATCGATCGTTACCGGTGTAAAATATTTTTTCCAACTCATTTTATTTTTCCATTATATAGTGAAAACATCACCTGACAGATTGGATTGCACTGAAAGTTGTCTTTCTCCTACATCAATTTGTTGTCGATTTATTCCTATAAGAACATCCATCTTAGTATTTAAGCTGGCTAACAACGATTCAGCTGATTCTTGATTACGTCCTGGTACAGTTTTTTGTCCAGGTGTGCTAGGTTTACCTTCTGCTTCCTTTCTAGCTTTTTCTTCTGCTGCTTTTCTTGCGGCCTGGGCTTCTAATTCAGTTTTAGGAGTTTCAGCTGCACCTACCTTGCTAGTAGAAGGAGTAGTCGGAGATGTGCTAGGAGCAGATGCTTTTGCTGTAGGTTTCTCTTGACTTTCTTTCTTAAAATCTGCTAATTTTTTCTCCGCCGCTGCTAGGGTTTGTGCAGCCATCTTTTTCTCTGCATCTGTTTTTGCATATCCTAATTCGGCTCTAGCAGAGTCAACTGCTGCTTGTTTATCAAACGCTTCTAATTTTTTCTGTGCTTCTACAGCTCGTTTAGCAGCTTCCATTTTTTCTTTGTCTGTTCCGGTTACCGCTGCTAATTTTTCTTTTTCAAACTCTTTGACTATTTCGGCTCTTTGTTCTGTTCTTACTTTTTGTTTTTTCTCTCTATCGCCTTCTACAAACATAGATGATTTCTGTTGTTCTGCAAAGGTCATCAAAGAATTAATAGGACTACTTAGATCAACTTCTTTGGTTGTTGCTGCCGCATCTTTGGCTGCATCGGCAGTTTCTTTGGCAGACGCTGCTCCTTGGCCTAATGAACCGCTTGCAGATTTGATATGTTTAGCTCCAGTTTCTTTATATCCTGTAACTTTTTTATCAATATCTAATTTTAGTTCTTCACGCTTCTTTTGATTTTCAATAGCCTTAAGTTGTTTTCCTCCTTCGGTGGCTTCAAAAGCATTTTGTTTTCTTCTTTCTTCTAATCTATTCTGTATCTCTTTTTTCTCTTCTTCTAGAGCTTTTTTCTCTTCTTCTCTAGCTTTCTCTTCTTCTTCGGATCTACCCATACCAGGAATCTTAGCTATTATATCACCAATAGCGCCGGTAAATTCTTTAAACTTCACTTTGATTAATCGTAGACCGTCACCTAACATATTAAAACCAAATCCGGCTTCTTCTAATTTTTTATATAAGAAAAAGAAACCTGCGGCTATTGCACCCACTGCGGCTATTAACGGAAGGAATGGTATTGTTGCTGCTATTAAAGCTGTACCAAAACTAATCAGTGCACCTATACCTGTAACTAATTGATAGGTAGCATAGGCAGTTAATGCTGTTAATAAAGTAGCAAATATTGGAGTAAGATTATCTGCGATAAATGATCCTATGGCTTGAAAAGCTGGCCATACATAGTCTTTGATTATTCCACCAAGTGCTTCAAATACCGGAGTGACTATTTCTCCTATGGCTGATGCTATGTCCATAAATGTAGGCAAGAACGAATCTCGAACAAATACAACAACATCTAGAAACGCTGGATATAATGTATCTCTAAAGAATGCACCAATTTCTTCAAATATAGGTTTGAAAAAGTCTTTTAAGGTAGTAGCAACATCTTGGATGACCGGTATTAAAGTATCAACGAAAAATCCTACCAATACCTGCATCGCAGGTACAACATAGGTGTTAATTATTTCTCCTAAGAATTTTAGTGCTGGTTCTAATACCGCAGTAAGGATTCCAGCTACTATGTTAAAAGCAGGAACTACAAATGTTTGAACAAGATTCGCTAATAATGTAAATGCTTTCAACATCAAATCAAGTATACCACTATTAGCCAGTGCCATTTGAAAACCGTTACTAAACTCTGCAAGAGTTTGTTTAGTCTTTTCCATCTGTGCGGCCATACCGTCAGTTTTATTGATAGCTTTTTCTTGTTCTGCGGTTGCCTGCACTAACCCGTCTTTGGTAATATTAGCAGAATCATTCATCATCATGAATGTCTTAGCTATGTCTTTGTTATATCTAGCATTGTCTCCGTATTGTTTCTTAGCTGCGGCTCCTTCCATCTTTAAAAGATTTTGAAGTTCTTGTTGTTGAGCAACTGTTGGTGCTATACCTCGTTTACTCATTTCAGCAAACTCTGCCATTTTTGCTGCAGACTTAGGCATCAATGCCATGAACTGTTGACTTTCTTCAGTAGTGGCTGTACCTGTGGCCATAATGTCTTCAGCTACGCTTCTTAATCCCGGAGGCAGTCCCGTTATAGTAGCCATCATTTTCTTAGCTTCGGTAGCGTTCATATTACCTACCATCGCTTGGAATTGTGCCGACGCTGCTAATTTTGCCTGAGCTTCTTCTTGTTGTTTTCTTGTTTCGCCCGTGATTTTTGCCAGGGCATCAATTTCTTTAAGATATGCTCTGCTGCCTTTGGCTAGATCTGCATTGCTCATTCCTTGAAGCTTGCCTAAACTGCCCATCAACTTGCTGTATGAAGCGATACCTTGATTAACATCAGCTGTGCTGAAACCTAATGCATATAGATCGTTGCTGGTTTTTCGTACAGCGTTTGAAATTTGACTGAATCTATTTGCGCCAGCTTCAGTAGTACCACCTAACAGTCTTAGACCTTCTCCGTTCTGTGCTATCATCTGACCAAATTTTTCCATGGTCATTCCTGCACCGCTGGCTGCTCTAGAGAAATTAGTTATACTTCCGCCAAATGTAGCACCAGCGGCTGTAGCACTTTGAAACGAATCTGTCACTTTAGTTGCTGCTGAAGCCACTGCTGCAAAAATAGTACCTACTACCGGAATACCAGAAAACACACCAGCTGCATTTTCTACACTATCGCCTACATTAGCAAATGTCTGTACGATTTGTGCTGCTCGTTCACCGAGACCTAATACACCTCTTCCAGCAGTCTCTACGATTTTTGTAAGTCTGCCCATCCCAAAGCTAACCAACCCAGCTGCTCTTCCAACTCTTCCAAAAGCATCACCGCTTTCTTTAACTTCTTTAGTAGTTTGTTGTGTAGTTTTGGTGCTTTCTTTAACTGCTTTGGTCTGCTGATTTAATGCTGCACCTCCAGCTCCGCCTCCTGCGCCAGCTCCGCCTGCGCCACCACCTCCACCTTTGCCTGCACCTTGCATAGCTTTGAGAATTTCTTTCAAGGTGGCTTCAGAGGCAGCATTCTTAGCTACTACATTACCAATTCCAGGAATATCGATTGTGACTTGAGCCATTATTTAAAAATCCAGAAAAATGCGCATATAAATACCAATACGGCAATAGTATTTATTGGAGATCAAAATGTCAGAAAATCAAAGAACGATAGTGAGCGGTAATCCTTTAGCAAATTATTTTAGACAACCTAAAATATGGCTGAAGCTACCTTCGGAAGGAAAATTCTATCCTAAAAATGCCATCGATATTTCTGCCAATGGCACATATCCAGTATATGCGATGACAGCCAAAGACGAATTGATGTTTAAAACTCCGGACGCATTGTTATCCGGAGAAAGCACTGTACAAGTTATCAAAAGCTGTATTCCTGCGATTATAGATCCTTGGAAGATGCCTAGTATCGATCTTGATGTTTGTTTAATTGCTATTAGAATCGCTACCTATGGTGAAACCATGGAGTTAAACAGTACTTGCCCTCATTGCAAAGCAGAAAATGAATTTGAAATGAATTTAACTGCTTGGTTAGAAAAATTTGGTACATTTGTCTATGAAGAAACTGTAACTATTGACCCGTTGACTTTTTATCTAAGACCCTATACCTATCAAGAAGTTACTAAGAATACTATTAAAACTTTTGAGCAACAGAGAATTTTTTCAATTGTCAATGACGAAAATATCAGTGACGAAGAAAAAGTAGAACGTTTTGGTAAAAGTTTTGTTAAACTCACTGAATTAACTGTAGATATCGTAGCCGGTTGTATTGCAAAAATACAAACACCGGAGGGCGAAACCAGCGACCCTAATCAGATTAAAGAATTTATCTATAACTGTTCTAAAGATGTGTTCGAACGTATCTCTGAACATATGACTAAACTCAAAGAAAATGTTGAACTTAAACCTCAAGATGTTGTCTGTAAAGAATGTGAAACACCTTATATCCTACCCGTAACCATGGATCAGTCAAATTTTTTCGCAGTAAGATCTTAACATTATCCCTGCCGGAGATCTTACAGGAAGCTGAACAATTAGACAAAGAGGCACGGATAATAAAGAAAGATGTTCTCAAACTGTGTTGGTATATGAGAGGTCTTTCTTACAGTGAAGGTATGAATATGAGTTACGATGAAAGAGAAATCGTAGCAGAGATTATCAAAGAAAACCTAGAAACTACCAAGAAAACAGGTTTAAATTTCTTTTAAAGATTGTTTTTATAATTTACAAGAACCTGTTTTTGTTCGTCCGAAAGACTCTTACCTTGTTGAGCATCTTTCAGTGTACGCATTAAAGAATTAGTGTCAACAGATGTTCTAACTGTGCCTTTTCTTAGACCATTGATTAGTCTATTCAATCTATCCTGATCATCTGCATACATAGGCTGTCCATTGTGCAGTCTAGACACTGTGTCCTTGATTTCAAAATCTTTTATGCCTTGCACGGTTGGCTGAGATCTTGTCACAGTTTTTTTCACAGACTTGTTTGCTGTTGGTTGCTTGGCTCCCTTAGATCTAAAAGGGTTCCATTCATCGTCTGCGGTCGGAGCATCGGTATTTTGATATTTTGACCAACCGGTAAAATCTTTGACCTTACTCCATAGAGAGTCTCGTTCAAAGATAAATTCTTTGGCTTTCATCTAGGTTTAAAAAAACTAAATGGAACTCGACCCTCAGATACTAAATTACCTTTACGAATAATTGAATCTGAAGTTACTCCCATTAGACGTTCTCTGTCTGCATCAATTTCTGCTTGGCTAGGAGCTGCTGCTTTTTTGCGGCCGCCTTTCTTTTTAACAGGTGCAGGCTCACCAGCGGGTGCAGCTGGTGTTGCAGCTGGTGCTGCTGGTGTTGCTGCTGGTGCATTTAGATCTGGTTCAACTTTAGGTTGTCCTGCTGCGGTAGTACCTGCGGTCTTGCTTCCGGGTCCTGCTGCTGGTTGTGCTGCAGGAGCAGCAGCTTTCTGATCTGCTGGACTAGGTTGTGTTAATGATTTCTGTAACAACTGTAGAATACGTTGTTTGCCTTTTTTGTCTAGCTTGTCAATGTTGGCTTTGACCTGAGCATACATGGTCTGTCCAGCCTGTCCTGCGTCTTGACCAGCTGTGGCCTGTGCAGTTTTAGCCATGGCCTGTGCAGCAGCGCCGGTTTGTGGTTTAGCTGCTGGAGCTCCGGCAGGACCTGCTTTGTTAACAGCTTGTGCGGTAGGAGCTGCTGCGGGCTGTGCTGCCGGTGCTGCGTATCCTGAACCTCCCCCAGATGCTGGCTCTGCGGCTGCTGCCGGTTGTGTTGCAGGTGCTGATCCGCCTCCGGTAGTAGTTGTGGTTGTAGTAGTATCTGTGCTGTCATCAGCATTGGGACTAGGATCTCCTGCTACTGTGGCCTTACCTCCTGCATAACCTTTCTTAAATGCTCGACCTATGCCAGCAACACCACCTGCTACAGCACCTGCTGCTTTGGCAGCTCCGCCGACACCTCGTCCGATGTATTTGCCAACGCTGTCTAATGGGCCTTCGTCTAGCTGTTGACTTTCTGTTAATATTTCATTGATTTTCATGTTATGCGGTTCCTAATTGTTTTTGGAGGTAAGCTACCAATCTAGTTCTATCTTTCTTATTTAACTGACTTACACTGGTTTTAACAGTAGCGTATACAGATTGTGCAGCAGGATCAGTTTTTGCTGCACCGGCTACAGGTAATTTCATGTCTGCATAGACTTTGTCTATGACAGCAGTATCTATACCGCCAAAGTCTAACAAAAACTTTTTTAATTCTTCAGAATCTGTAGGCGAACCTTCCAGTTTCCAAGCTGCCAGTAGTTTAGCACTAGTGACCTTTTCCGTGGCCTGCTTACCGGCCCATTGAGCACCTTTGCTTACTGCACCAGCGACTTTGCCTGCAGCACCTTTGATCTTGTCCATGAATCCAGCTTCTGTAAGCACACGATCAAACAGCATATAGACTTGACCTTCGCTGAGTGGACGGGTCTGCGTATAATAACTTTCTTTTTTGCTGCCAGCAGCACCTGCAGCAGCCACAGCGCCTTGTGACAGCGACTGTCCGGCTTTGGCAACACCGTTGATCCATCGCATCAAACTGTCATTGCTGAGCTGTAGGCTTCTAGCAGACTTCATAATGTCTTTGATAGCAGCCTTATATTCAGGTGTTCGTATTTCTGCGGCAACAGTTTTCAGTGTGTCAAATCCACTGCTGTCGCCTTGCCTAATTAGATTCATCGCAGAGTTAATGGTTTCTTGCTGTTCTGGAAACACAACCACATTAAATCCCTGCAGAGTTTCTTTAGATGTCATTCCCGGTGCAGTCAGTGTGCGTGTGGCTCCGTAGCTGACCTGTTCAAGACCTGCGTCTTTGGGACCAAAAGGAATCGAATCAGCCCGCATTCCAGCAACGTAGTCTCCAATTATCTCAAATGCTTTACCAGATAGATAACCTAATGCAGCGGTCTTAATACCTTTGCCTACAGCAGTAGAAAGTTTTTCACCTTTGAGTAATTCTTGAGCACCACGTAGAACCTGACCGGCTATAGCGCCTCCAACAGGTCCGCCCGCCAAAGAGGCTATGGCAGTTAGGATACCTATGACCAGCGCAGATTTACCGGGATTTTCTTTTACCCAATTTCCTAAACTGGCAGTTTTTTCTGCCAGGTCCGGAAATTTTTCAGCCACTTTAGATTTTAACTGCTCAAATTTTTGATCAAATGCTTTTACAGGTGCAGTGTCTTGTATTTTAGCACCTAATTGATCTATAATTTC